AGCGCACCAGCACCACCGCCGGAAGTGTCGTGGAAACACGAACCCCGGAAAGGCAGTCTTTCGCCGTTGTTTCTTGCCCAAAATCTACCCGGCGTTGTCTGCGCACTGTCTGGGAATAATCCTGCTGCAATTAAAATCTGCGGAATACTTACGCCGCTTGCTGCCTTTACGTCCTTGAAAGGCTGGCTTGTATCGTTGCTGTCGGTTGTCTGTGTTGTAACTGACGTGTTAATGCGCAGTGTTGCGTCACTGGCGCTGGTTCTGTCAATCTTTAATGTTCCAACTGTTCCCGGTGCAACAAGTGTGCCGTCCGGCTTAATTGCTTTCCACTCTGTACTATTTGCACCCATGTTGCAATCAGACTTCATGGCGTTTCCGTATGGTATAATCTGGATTTCACCATCTACGCAGCGCAGACCAGATACCCACTCCCAGCAGTTGCCGCAAAGGTCAGCAATTCCAGCCGGGCTGCCGTCGTGGTTCCAAGTTACCGGACCAGAACCAGTTGCAGTTCTGCCGCCGCCGTGTGAACCATCAATATATGTGTTGATACCCTTTTCATAGCCCTTTTCATAGCTTCTGTCCCAGTTTGTGTTTCCACGGGGCGTGAAGCCATTTTTCATGCACCAAAGGTTGATTGCGGCAAATACGCCGTTCTGGTTAAGGTGCCAGCCCTCACCCTTTCTGCGGCATACTGCAAGTGCTGTGTCAAAGTCAATGTATGCTTTAGGGTCTTTCAGTGCTAAAGAGTATGCACGGTCATTGACTACGGTGTTAATGTACTTAGACACCCAGATAACTTCTTTCTCTACCCCGTCAATTTTCCACCACGGCAATACTTCCTGTGTGCCGCCTGTGATTAAGTCGGAATATTTCATTTTTGGAATACCCACCATAATTGACGGCATACCCAAATCATCAAACTTTACTGCATTGTTGCCGCCAAAGGAAGCAACCGCCATGCTTAAATCATCAAAATTAGACATAATGTTTTATACCTCCAATCCCCAAAGAATAAGTGTGCAAAGCGACATATCAAACGGAATAGGCACCGGGATTTCCTTTGGTTCTCCGTTTTCGTCCTCTCCGTCTTCGATAACGTCATAACGTCTGGCAGGAATAACAATCTGCGCAGCGTACTTCTGCGCCTTGCCGCCAGTTCCAATCACCACGCCGTCTTCTTCGTCAATGCAAATGTCCAGTGATACTTCATAATCTCTTTCACGGCTTGCAAGGTTGATTGTCAATTCGTCGTCACCAAAAGTGATTTTTTTACCGCCAGACAACGCATATTCAATGTGTGTGCCCGGCGTCTTCTCAACTACGTTGATTTTATTAGTAGCCATAATACTTTCTACCTCCATTCTGATTTCTTGCAACTTCACTGCTTCTTGCTGCGATAACTTCCGCTGCTTCTCTCTGGGCTGCCGTTCCGCTGCCCTGTACGCCAAAAGAACGCATTACAGCTTCTTCATGCTGTCTGCGTTCCTCTGTCTTAATAATCACGCCTGCTGCCATCAATAAAACCCGCCTTTCACATAGATTTTTACTGTCACGCTTTTTGCGCTTCCTGTGTGTGCCATCTTAAAACCATTCAGCAACTTGTCTGAAATAACAATGTCACCCGGAAAACCGCCCGTATAGTCCACAATTTCTGCGTCCACGGTGTAGTCCATGTGGTTTCTTTCTGTCGCCAGTGCCACGGACTGTTGGGAATTATTGAACGGGTATGACTGCGTATTTTTCAAAGTCACTGTCTTTGTTTCGCCCTGCAAGTCTGCTATTGCCTGCTGGTGATGAACCGCTGAAAGTGCCATAAGCGCTGCCACCTCTGTTGCGTTTGAAATTCCATTTTCCATGTGGTTGAAATTGGTTGCGTTCTGCGGCGTTCCCTGCTGGATAATTTCGCCCTCAACTGGTGTGTGGGTGATTGTTCCATCATCATTCCTGCTTTCCGTGTATCTGTCTTCAAATTCAGTTACATGGTCCTGCCACAAAGTCTGTTCGTACATCTGTTACACCTCCTTTTCTGTGAAATCAAATGTAAAACGGTATAACACGCCCTCTTGCACATTCTTCAAAGGAATGTTCACCGCTTTGTCTGCCCACAACTTATTGTTTTTGTTGTAAAGCTGCACCCGCTGCACAGTAGCGATTCCGCTTACCTGCGGGGTAATCTGCACATATACAGCAACCCTGCCGTCTTTTAGGCGTTCCCTGCGGTGTATCACCTTTTTTTCAGAAACGCCGTTGACCGTTACTTTTGCATAGGCAATGATGTTGTCAATGAAATCTTTGAAATCATTGATTGCGTCTGTTGTCAACATGGCTTTTCACCTCCTTTTATAGCTTCCGGGTGCTTCCACACGGCTTGACGCCGTATGAATACCCCATTGCCTGCGTGTTGGTTCCCACGGTGCCGCCCTGTGTCTTCTGCACCGTGCTTCTTTCTGGGACGGTTCCTGTTGCCGGAACCGTGAAGCTGTATGCTTCCACCGTGTCAGCCATTGTGACTGCTGCCCCGTCTGTTTGCCCTCTGGTGTTCCTCTGCGGCTCTTCTCCGGCTCTTATTCGTCCGGCTGGTGTATTTGTATACCCAAACACGTTCAATGCCGTGTCTGCGTCAATATGCGCCGCCTGCTGCGCAAATACAGTGCTTCTATATGGCACCGTGCCTGCTGCTGGTGCTGTGAATATAAACCCGGCTGCTTCTGTACCCACAATGAATGTGTCCGCACCTATGCCGCCCCTTGTGTTCCTTTGCGGGTGTGTTCCGGCTTTTAATCTTCCGGTCATTGGTGTTTTATACTTGAAATACTCACCGTGGGTGTATATGACCCCGTGGACTTGTCCTTGATAGGTTAATTCGTCCATGTGTGCTGATAATCTCTTGTACATTTTCACCGCCCGGATAATAGCTGCATAATCTGCCGTGATTTTCTGGTTTGTCACGTCAAGAATAATATGAAAGTGTCCGGGTTCTCCCTCATACTGGAACCACTCTTCAACCTCGCTTTCTGGAAATAAGCTGCCCAGTGCTGTTTCAATGGCGTATTTCGTACCCATCTTCTTATGAACCTTGACACTGTTTTTCACTAAATCCCGTTTTGCTTCCAGCGGGTAATTGTAGTCGTACCAGTCAACGTGCATATCGTATGCCAGAATGTCCACCAGTTCTTCCGGCAGCTCGTCAAATCTGGAATAAATCAAAACTGTGTCCATTATCCCGGAAGTGTCCAGAAGTGCTGCTGCTGTGGCGTTTGCCAATGCAACCATTTTGTGGTCTTTTTTTAGTGCTTCTGGCAGGCAGTCTGAATAGTCGGCATTGTAAATTGTATTAGACATTTTCAATACCTCCATTCAGAATGTTTTGATTTCCCAGTTTCGCAACCTTTATATCATCAACCACCGCAAATGCTGGCTTTCTGACTTCAACACGTTTCACGCCTGCTTCCATCAGCTTTGCTGTAAGATATGACGGGTTAATGTCACGCCCCATCTTGCTTGTTTGCCACTCCACGTACTCTTCAACCGCCTGTTTTGCCGCCGCTGCAATTACCGTGGCGCTTGCTGCGTCCGGTTGTGGAATGTAAAAGGTCACGTCAATGTCAAATGGTACTGTTTCCGGCACTGATACTGTCACTATATCTGTCAGCGGTCGAACGTCAGAAGCGTTCAGCGCTGTTTCAATTTCTTTCAGAACTGCTTCTGTTGCCTGCTGTCCTTTCTGCAAAAGCACCCGGACGTCTACCACGCAGGCTTCCGGGCTTGTCACTGCCACGTCTGCCACTGCTGGTGACACAGACTTTGTAAAATAGATATATCCGTTGATAGGTCCAGCCGTGCTGAAACTCTCCATACTCTCACGCATACGCTCATAATAGCTGGCGTCGTCCTCTTCTTCCGCTCCACCGCTTGTGGCTGTTATGTTCTCCGCTTTCTGGTAGTAGTCGTATAAGTCAACCAGTTCTTTGACCTGCCCCGCTGCCAGATTGTTTCCAACCTCTCCGGCAGTAGTACAAACGCCCTCAACGTCCCCGTATGTCTGCCCGGCTTTGATTTCCAGATTTTCTTTTGTTTCAAACAGAATTGCACCGTCAAAAGAAATTCTGGTGCCCGCAGGAATAATCACTGATTGTGCCTGCGCCTGTGATATGTAAAAGCGGAACATTGCGGACGCCGGACTTGCTGGCAATCTTTCCAAATCCTTGAATAATTCTGCCAAGCTGTCCAAGTATTCACCGTCCGCATATCGTGGCACGTTCTTTTTTGCTGTTTCATTGATTATGACACGCTGTTGCACAATGATATTTGCAACCCATGATATGAAAAGTCTTTCCGGTGACGCTGGGTACACTTTGTAGCGTTCACGCCCCGGCACCTGCTGCACAAAGTTTTCATATAGCGCAATCAAGTTACTTTCTATGGTTTCCGTGTCCGTTTCCACAAAATCAACGTCCGGGTATTTTCTGTCACTCATCTTCTGTCACCTCCTCCAAATAGATAATAGGTATTGTGCGCCCTGTGGCTGCGTCGTGTTCAAACTGAATGTCTGCCACCCGTGCCCGTGGTTCAAATTCTTCTATCTGGTCATATAAGTAACCAACCATTATATTTTCAACCACTGGCTGCGGTCTTCCGTACAAACTGCCCGGCAATCCAAAATCACGGAACATAGGGCAGGACCCCTGCACTGTGTCCAGAATAACTGCTATATTCTGCAAGACGGCTTGATGTACGTTTGCTGGTGCAAGGTCAATTTCTTTCAGCAAACTTCCGTCACCTCTTATCACGTCCATGCTTTGTCACCTCTTTGGATATTCTTTCAATGTTACGTCTGCCGTGGCAGCCCAGCAGTTGCCCGCATTGTCATATTTGCTCAAAGTGTTGCTAATGCCTGTTATAACCCACTTATAAGACCCGTATTTTCTGCCGCCCAGAACCAGCGTTGAAATTTCGCCGTTATGGCACATTTTGTTCAGCTTCTTGACTTCGTTTAATGGGTTTACTCCGTGAAAAACACTAAATGCCATCTTGAAACTGATTGCGTCCGGCTCCGGTCCTAAAAACTCCAATACGTCCCGTTTGATATGCCTGTCGTGTGTCGCATACTTTGAAGACACTTTCCAGCTTAGTTCATCAAACGTGCGCACCGTATTTTCTGATACTGAAAAAACCAGATTTCCCAGACTTCCTATTTTTGCCATGCGCTACACCTCCCCAATAATGAACCCGTCACCGTCACCATCTGGAAGCATTATGCAAAGCACCATATCATTGACGCCCGGAACCCATGCGGACACAAAGGCTTCATGGCTATGGCTTACTTTCTTTAGCAGTTCGCCGCCGTAGTCGTATTTCAGTTCTGTTTTTGCCGTCTGTCCCTCTGTCCCGCTTTCCATTGCTGGCAGGACGTACACCGGGCGTTTGATAATGTGCAAATCGCCGGACGTTATGCCGCCTTTATCTTTGAACTTCACACGGGCTGTCATTTTTTTGGCGTCTACACTCTGCACCGTTCCAATTCTTATGGTGTTTTTCATTTCTGTTAAGTCTGCCATTTAATAGCCCTCCAATACCTGTTTTAATTCAATCTGTGTGGTATAACCTCCGGTCAATTTATGTGTGGCTTTGGTTATTTTGTACTTACGGTCAAACTGCTGGAAGCCCTTTAATTTGACTGTTGCGCCAGCCACCAACTGCACGTCACCAAGCATGGTGAAACTGGCTGTGAACTGCTGTGTATTCTTTTCACGCAGCCGTTTTTTTGCCAGTTCGTATGCTTCACTTGTGCTGCTCACCTTTTCGTTGACTTCAAGTTTCTGTCCGGTTCCCTCCGTGCTATCTGCCGTGTATGTGCTTTCAATGGTTTCTTTGCTGTCCGGGTCTGTATATGAAACATGGCAGCTGGTGTATGCTGTATCATGCAGGCTGGTTCCCAGCTTGTATGAAATATAATCACCGCTGCCATATTTTATAGTTTTGATAGGGGGCTTGCTGTCGTACTCTTCGGCGTCATAAATAACAATATTTAATGTGGTTACTTTCAGCGCCAGTCCTGCTGCTTTGCATAGTTTCTGTAAGAAAACAATATCTGACGTTTGCACCTGTTCTTTTCGCTTGTACTTCGGTACGTTTGCTGCAAGATACATCATTTTCAAACTGCTTTCTTTCGCTACCTGCCCGGCAATCACTTTCAAATCCGTGTTTTCCCACGCCCTTGATTTTCTTTCAACCCTCAATGTTGATGTATAAGGAATTGAAGTGCCTTTCAGCGTGATTTTCGTTGGCGGTCCGCTGGCGTCTACGCTGTCCAGTTCAAAGGTTCCGCAGTCAAGCACTGCGTCTTTTCCGTTGTCGTGCCAGTTCTTCTGCACAATCGTTGCTGAAATCAACTTCGGGTCTGATACTTTCTTTGTGGTTTCCTTTGTTTCTGTCACTGTCTGCGTCGCTGTGCCGCCTGTTGTGATTTTGAAAACCTGCCCCGGATAAATCAAGTTAGGGTTTTTAATATTGTTTTCAGAAGCAATCTGCGGGTATTTCGTACCACTCCCCAGATACTTTTTGGCAATAGCCCAAAGGGTATCACCTTTCTTTACAACATAATTGACAGTTGCCGCAGTTTCTACCTGCTTTTGCACTGTCGTTGTGGTCTTGATATACGTTGGCTTTACTTCCAGCCAACTTCCCAGCCACTTTCTTTCTCTATCATCAAACGCAAGCTGCAAGTCGTCTGCGTTGTCTTCTTCTTCATCAGTGAAAGTAAGGCTGCTTAAATATTTGTTAATGTCTGCCGGAACTTTTACGTTTTGAAACTTCAAGCGCAGTTCCACCCGGCGTGCCATGTTTTTATCACTCACGCTACGTCAGCAACCCCCTTTTCCATGGTGGCAATTCCAAGTCTTCTTCGTCTTCCACCTCCGGGATTGTTAATACAACCCCGGCTGGGAAAACGTAGGTGCTGGCGTACTTGACATTAGCTTTCATCAGTTTGTCTGTGTGCAGGGCGCTTCCCATCTGTTCAAATGCGATTTTGTCCCACATATCCCCAGAAATTGTTGTATAGCTTTTAGTCATATTTCTGCCGCTTCTCCTTGTCCTCTTTTTCGTCCAACAAGTCTTCAACGTCACGCAGCAACTTTCTGTTGTTCTCTTCCAGTTTTGCGTCCAAGTCTTCTGGCTTGTCCCCGTTGATAACGATTGTCGGACTGTTGTTGATAGTTACATTGTTTGCACTTCCACCGCCGCTTCCCGCGCCCGCTGTTACCTCTGGCGCTGTGTTGTAGTTGTTCACCGTCTGCGGTGTTGTTGTGGTCTGTGCTGCTGTTGGCGCTACTGCTGCCGCTGTTGTGGCTGCCGTATTCTGTGCAGCCAGAATGTTTCTTGTCTGGTCTGCTGTAAACACCGTGCGCCCCGGTGCGTTCGTGATTAACTCTGGTCCCGCTTCACCAGCAATGAACGTGTCTGGTGTATTTTTGGAACCTTTCGCCAGCATAGGTATTTCAGATATGTTTATACCCTTTCCACCTACGCCCGGCACCCAGTCTGGCACTTTTACTTTGTTCAATCCACGTATAACCGTGTTGACCGCAGATATAATGCCGTTGATAACTCCCGTACACACTGACTTGATACCCTGCCAAATTCCAGAAAATATTTGCTTTATGCCCTCCCAAGCCTGCCGCCAGTTCCCGGAAAATACACCAGTTATGAAAGTGATAATTCCATTCAGTACGGTTGCAATTCCAGAAATTACACCGGAAATTGCTTGAACTCCGCTTTGTACGATAGACTGGATTGTTGGCATTGCAAATTGTATTGCTGCTAAAATTCCTTGAATTATTGGTGAAACTATGTTCCAGATTGTCGTCAGTGCTGTTTGTATCGCAGGTAAAAGCGTTTGCAATACGTTTGTCACCACTGGCAAAATTGCTTGAATTGCTGCGGAAATTGCCGGAAGCACCGTGCTACAAATAAAGCTGAATAATTCTGAAATAATCGGCAAAACATAAGTTGAAATGAATGTGATTATTTCTGAAATAATCGGCATAAGACCAGCAATGAAGCTTCCTATCACTGGAATAATTGCACCGATAAAATCAGCAATGCTTTGTATAATCTGCATAATGGTTGGGGCTGCCGCTTGAATAAAACTAACAATCCCCGGTATTACCTGTGTAACAATTACCTGCAATACCTGTTCTGCAACTGGTACAACGTATGTGGTTATAAAGCCCACAACCTCTGAAACTGCGTTCTTGACTGTTCCCAGTACATTTACGAACGTGTCAAAGACTGCTGCGCCTTTATCTCCGAACAACTCTTGTATCTTGTCACGGGCTGCACCTATGTTCCCATCAGAAAACACATTCTTTATGGTGTCGCCTATGTTGGTAATGACTGAAACAATCTTGTCAAAGACTGCCAGTGCTTCATCACCGAAAGTCCGCTGTATAAATCCCCTTATCTCTTCAAGATGGTTCTTTACAAGCTGTATTACTGTAATAATTGTTGTGATAACGCCCACAACTGGCAGTATCTTTCCTGCAATACCTCCAAGCGGTCCCAGTGCTGTTTTTGCAAGGTTTCCAATAGGACCCAGCACCGTTTTTACCGCATTTCCCAGCGGTGCAATCAGTGTTGTTGCCTTGCTAAATGCTCCGGTAATTCCCTTTGTTATGAAGCCGCCTACTTTTCCAAGTGGGCTGTTTGCAATCGCACTGCCTACCGTTCCAAGTATCGGACCCAGCTTGCCGCCAATTAGTGAAAATGGTTTCAGCATAAGTCCCAGCATTTTTGTCCCGGCTCCTGTCAATGCTCCGCTTGCTTTTCCTGCAATTCCTAAAAAGCCGCTGACAATGGACTGCTTCACGCCGCCCATAAAGCCTGTTACTGCTCCAATAACTCTGTTGCCACTGAATATATTACCTATTACAGAACCTACGCCGCCCATAGCGCCTTTTACATTGCCAAAATATGACAATATACCGCTTCCGGCTGTTTTCAGCTTTTCCGCAAAACTTACGCTTGTTGCTGCGTTTTCAATAAATCCGGCACGCAGTCCCACCAGCTTTTTTGCCAGTGACAATATGCCGTCTTGCGCTGATAATGTAACCAGCTTTGTTGTCAACATTCCCACTTTCAATGCTGCCAGCCCCGCTGCTACCTTTAGGGCTGTTTGCACTAATTTTGGGTTTGCTGCTGCAAATTCTGAAACTTTAGTGACCACAACCGCCACTTTGTCTGCCAGATTTCCGACAATCGGCAGTAAGTTTTGACCAAGAACAATACCCAAGTTTGCTATACTGTTCTTTGCCTTTTCCATTTTGGCTTCTGTGGTGTCTTCCATTTTGGCAAATGCGCTGTCTGTTGCCCCAACGCTGTTTACCATGTCTTGTACGCTTGAATTGAAGCCGTCAACTCCGTTTGACAGAAGCGACATTGCCGCTTTTCCGGCTTCTGAACTGCTGAACATATCAGATAGGGCAAGACCAGACTTGCTGGCTTCTTCCTGTATACCTCCCAGAATTTCCCCAAGTGATTTACCGCTTGCCATCAATTCTGCAAAGCTGCCGCCCATCTTCTGCCGCAATAGCTTGTCTGTCGTACTTCCAGACTTTGACAACTCATTTAACATACTGTTCATGTATGTTGTCGTTTCTGCGGCTGCAATACCTTTGCTGGTCATTATTGCATATCCGGCGCATAACTGTTCCAGCGAAACATTGCTGGCGTTTGCAGTCGGTATGATTTTACCCATACTGCTTGCCAGTTCTCCTACTGTCACTTTACCTTTGTTCTGCGTCTGTACCAGCATATCTGATACTGTGCTTACTTTGTCCGCACTCATGCCGTATGCGTTCAATACGGTTGTTAATACGTCCAGCGTTTGCGAACTTTCCGCAAATCCGGCTTTTGCTAACTTCGTACTGTTTGTAACAAAGTTTACGGCGTCACCTGTCTTCTGCCCGGCAGATATAGCGTTGTACACATCATCAGCAATGGCATTGGCTGCAATTCCTGTCTTGTTTGACAGTTCCATTATCTGTTGTGACAATGTGCCCAGTGGGACTTCCTGCGTATCTGCAATGGTTCCCACCTTTGCTATTGCTTTTTCGTACTGCTGCGCTGCCTGCACGGGTCCTGCATACACTGCGGCGGCTACGGCACTAATTGCGCCAATAGTTCCCAGCAGTTGTCCTTTTGTCTTTGAAATGCTCTGTTCTACCTGCTGTTGCTTGTCATTCAGTTTTTGCAACGTCTGCTGTGAAGTTTGCAGCTTTTCATAAGACTTTTGCAGTCTTCCGTTGGCTTCTTCCAGATTATCCGTATTTACTCCGGCTGCTTTCAGTTCGTTGGCGTAACTGTTTAATTGTTTTTCCTGTTCTTCAATTTTGGCAGTGGTCTGTTGTATCTGGTTTTCATTCTTTTCAAGCTTCTTCCGCAGTGCTTCTGTGGGTTCGCCTGTCTGCTGCAATTCCTGCTGTAATCGGTCATGCTCTGCGTTAAGCTGCGCCAGCCGTTCTTTGTTCTTGTCAATAGCGGCAGACTGCTTTGTGTAGCCGTCAATCTTTGATTGCAGGGAATTGACATTTTTTAAGCTGTCCCGTAACTGGTTATTGGTGTTAATTGCGCTTTTGAATGTGCTGTTAAAATTGCCACCCAGCGACGCTTTCAGCTTAAAAAGCAGTTCAAATTCCTTTTGTGACCCTGCCAAGCTGTTTCACCTCCCTACGCATTATTGCTGTTCTGTTTCTGCTCTTCCGCTTCTTCTTTTTCCACTTCATTTATGGTTTCAATCCATGCAAAAAGTCTGCGTATAGGCATTTGCAGCCAGAACGGGACGGGCGTATGTGAAGCCCTTGACATTTTGTATATCTGCTTTCTTATGAACTTTGCGGGTTCTTTAATTTTTAATAGCCCGCAGCAATTAAAAAATCCCTTGCTTTGTTCTTAATCTTCATGTAATCACCTACCGGAAGACGTCTGATTTCATCAGAAGCAACCCCCGCAGCTTTTGCCGCAAGAATACACTGGAACGCAGAGGAAATTTCCGGTGAAAGTGCATATTTGTTCTGGTCTGCAAGTTCCTGTTCTACTGCTTCAATATCTTCACCAGTTAAATTGTCAAAATAGAAAGTTAATTTTGTATACTTCTTTCCCTCAATCTCTCTGGGCTTTTTGAATGTGTGTGTATAATTCAAACTGCCGTCTTCTTCCTTGTCTTTCTTCTTGTCGTCAAAATTGACCACGCCGCTTGCCTGTGCTTCCTGCATTTCCTTTTCCTGCTCTGTTACCTGCTCCATGTTTTCAGTTGTATTTGTTGTATCTGACATTGTTTATTCCTCCATATCTTTGATTTTAGGCAGGAAAAAACCAGCGGTCTTCCCGCTGGCTCCTGCTGTCTTTTTTACTTGCCTAATGCTTTTCTGACGTCCTTTAAGTAATCTTTGCCATTGATAATGCACACAAAGTTTAACGGGTCAATTTCCGTTACCTTTGAACCGTCCAAGTACATTGCATAGTATGAAACGGCATATTCACCGCTTACATCAGCTGTTGAAGCTGCCGCAACTTTTCCAAGTGCTGTCTTCTTCGGCTTTACTTTCATAATGTGCTTAACGCCGGACACTTCGTTTGCGCTTGTGCGCAGGTTCATTCTCTGCTGTGCAACTCGCAGGTCAATTCTGTGTACCCGTGGTTCCATCAGCTTGACTGCTGCCGCTGTGACAGTTCGGAAATTGAAAGTTGTTGACATTGCATTTAAGTGACCGATAATTATTTCTTCGATATTTCCCGCAATGCCTGCGCCGCTCAACTCTTCCGTCATGTACTCCAAGTCTGGCAGTGTCACTTCTGTGGTTCCCAGATACTCTACGGCGTCTTCGTAAATCGCATAGTTAATAACTAATTCGTCAACTTTTGACATTCTGTTTCACCTCCTGTTATGCTGCCACCAGTGCTGCAAGATATGACAAGTCATATTCAAGCACAAAGTCCATTTTCTGCATTGGTGATGGCGGCGTCATATAAATGTGAAAACGCACAATTCCTGCTGCAAGCTGGCTTGTGCTGTTTTCGCTTTCGTTGAACTCCACACGTCCACCAATGATTTTTTCATCAGTTGCAAGGCTTGCCAGCCAATCATTGATTGACTGCACAACTGCGTCAATCAGACGTCTTTTAATTCCTCTGTCAATGTAGTTCCAGTACGTCAAAATAAGCGTCTTTGCAACCCACTTGAACATACGGTTGATACAGTAGAAATAGTCCGTCACGTCTGTGCTGGCAGGATAACAAGCCGTATAATTTCCCCAGCTCACAAAGCCATTAAAGAAATTAAGTGCAGTCACAACGCCGTTTTCGTTCAAGTAGTTTGCCTGCTGAATATCCATGACTACTTCCGAACCGTCCGCAGTAACCATTCTGTCTGCCTGTATACCCTTGTTTGAAGCACTTTCGCAAGGTGTGCCGCCGCCGTACTCTTCCGCATTATCTACGGCTGACATACTGGCTGCAAGCTGTGTTGAAAGATTGAAAACTCTATCTCCCAGCGCAACTTTAGGGAAGCAGACAACTTCTGTTCTTTTTGTGAAGTTTTTCTGTTTCTTCCATGCTGGCACTTCCGTGTAGTATGTCGCCCCGGTTTCTGCCGTGCAGTCAATGTCCAGAATTGCTTCACCCTCAAACAGTCCGTTGATATTCTCTGCCTTTGCAGACATTACAGCTGCAACCTCTGCGTCATGTGACCAATTCGGACACAAAATAAGGTCTGGAACCTTTGTATAAAGTGGAAATACATTGTTAATCAGTTCAAGCCCGGTTGTCTTGTGTGTGCTTACGCTGTAACCGCCGATAATATCACTTTTTGTGACCTGTGAAGCGTCCACGGCGTCATATTTCACGGTAAGTTTGCCTGTTGTTTCTTTTAAGAACTCCACAACGCAGTTTGTGTCGCTGTAAAATACTTCGTAATCTTCCCCGGCTGTCTTTCCTGTGATTTCCACACTGCCTGCGATTGCTTCCGCAGGTAATACAATCTGACCGTCTACAACGTCTATCTGTGTTTCATCAACTGTTTTCTTGTGCTTCTTAGGGTCAAGAACATTTACAAAGAGCACCTGCGCAGAATTGAACAATGTAAACGCTGTGTAAATCTCTTCACAAAGACTGTATTTCTTCCAGTCGTCGGAATATCCCAACGCCTGCACTGCTTCTTTGTAGCTTGAAGCCATAATGACTTCATTTACTTTTCCGTTTACCATCTGCACGGGTGCTGTTCCAACCACAAAATGCACGCCAGTATCTACGGACACGGGCGTGATTGCGCCATTGTTTGTCTTGCTGGCGTTTACTCCATGTGATACGTCACTCATTTGTTATACCTCCTGTTCTGCGTATGCAAGGGCGGCAGCCTTTAAGTCTGAATAATACTTGTTGTATACATTCCCGGTTGTCTTCACCTTGTCTTTCTTGTCTGCCAGTTCGGAAATAGGAACCAGCATTTTTCTTACAAGCGGGAACTTTTCAAGAATGAAAGAAAGTTCTTCTTCAATCTCTTTGTCTGTTCCCTCAAAAATCTTGTTGCATGGCAGCATTGCTTTTGGCAGGTTCGGTCCAATGTAAATCAGCTTTACTGTTTCCGACTGCGTATTTGCCGTTTTTACGGCTTTTTCTTCTGTTGTGGTATTTTCTACCGCCTGCACCTTTTCAGCGTCCTTTTCGGCTGCTGTGGCGCTTGCTGTGGTCGCTTTTGCCATTTTGTCTTCCTCCTGTCTATAAATTGTGCAAAATCTCTGCCACATCACGTTGCGTGACTGGCATACTCCAATTTGTCACCATTTCGCCCATGTAGTATGGCGGCGTGGTGTCTTGATATACGATATATTCCAGCGGCAGTTCCAAAGCAAATTGACCGCCGCCGATTGTCCCGGCTTTCTTCAATTCGCTGCGCACTCTCAAAATCAGATTAAGAAGTGCAAGTGGTCCGTCCTGTCCATCTTCTGAATACACCGCAAATATTATTCTTACTTTGCAACTGTCTTCCTCTGGTTCGCCCGCTTTCTTGTCGTCCGTCCCTGTTAGGAACTTTAACAGAATGTATGGTACTTTCTGTTGCACGTCGTCTGCTTCCGGTAGCCCCATTTTATAAACTGCTGCTGCTCTTTCTTTTTCTTCGTTGCTTCCCGTTCTGGTTCGCACTGGCAAAATAATGTCAGACGTTTTGGAACTAATGAATTTCTGCAATTCTTCCAACAAAAAAACTGGTGTCATAACGCTTTACCCTCCATAACCGTTCAAAATCCTGTTCATTTCGTGTATAATTCTTTCGTTTACCAGTTCTTGTGCTTCCTTTTCCAGCCCGTCTATAATATCTTCATTTCCCACCATCTGTGCTGCTGATAGTCCCATTTTCTCTTCAATCGGAAAACGCTTGCGCCCTGTCCTCTCAAATACTCCTGTGTGACCATTGCTTTTCATTTCTGCAACGAAAGCGTCTTCAAACGGTGTCCCGCTGCCACCTTTTTTGACCGCCGCCCGCACCTGCTTTCCGGTTCCGGGCTTCGTCGGCGTTACTTTGAATTTGTACAGTGGTATTTTCACGCCAGAAAACGAAACAAAGCCCGCAAGGTTTCCCGTGCTGGCTTTTGTTATATTTATTCTGGTTGCTTTCGTCAGTGCTGCGCCATTTACGGCATATACGGTTTTTACCTGCTTTATTGCCTGTGTCTTCACTCTGGAAATACCACGGTTCATAGCGCTGGCAAATACTCTTTCTGCACCTTTTGGAACGTCTGCCAGCAGGGTTCCCACTCTTTCTATTGCGTCAGATGTTATTTCAATCATTCTTCCAACATCTCCAATTCAAGAATTATTTCCCCGTCCTCGCAGTCTGCTTTTGAAATGTTATACATATTGATTGCCCCGGCTTCGTCAATTTCAAGCTGGCGTCCTTTTTTGGGAACGCAACCAAAATCATATAATGACATATAGACCAGACAAGAAGCACGGTTTATGCCCTCTGCATTGTCCCCGTTTCCTCTCTGCCGTTCGTCGGCTGCCGTGTGGTCAATGATTATGGGCAAATAGTGTTTCTTGCCTTGATACCATATATCAGTCATAGTTGCCATTTCTCCACAGTTGTGAAACACTTTCATGTCACTGGCAAGCTGTGCTTTGAAGTCCATTAGATAGGCGTTGCAACAAACCAGCTGTCTACATCATGCGGAACGCATAACGGTGCAGAAGACAGATTAAGGAAGCGGCGGGCAGGCTTACGCTTTGTCCATGCGTCCGGTACATATTTACCCTCTACGGTCATAAAGTTGCCGTCCGGCTCCTTAATAAGTGTGATTGCTCCATAGTACATGGAATAATCAGCGTTTGTGCTTAACAGTGCCAAGCTGTCAGCAGGTACAAGCGGCTTGTCTTCCGGTTTGTTCGGGTTTGTCCAGTCGTCAAGATACCACTCATTGTACTTGTAAATATCAAGTCCCAGTTCGTGAATGGTTCCAAGGTATGTGACGCCGTTCGGTAACTGTTTAGGCTGTATAACCGCAAGGTTGAAGTTTTTCACATCAAGCATTTTCTGCACCTTTGCATGATTTACAAACGCATTTGCAACGTCGCCACCCATAACACAAATATCACAGTTTACAAATCCGGTCTTCTGTACGGTTTCGTGCCAGCGCTTCAAATCTGCGATAGGGTCGGAAGTGTCAGCAGTCCACTTCTTCGCTGCTGTTGTGATTTTCTCTTTGTTTGTAAAAGAGAAGTCAATCACTTCATTTACTCCGTCGCCAATGATAGGGATTGTGCCAGTAAAAATGGTCTGTACGCACATTAACTCTTCACGGCGTAAAATCATTTCTCGCAGTTCCTTGAAATCATCAGCCATTTTAAGCACTGCACGTTCCGCAGGTGTTCTGCCAGAATAAAGGCTTTCACCCGGTCTGCGCTGTAAAAGGTCGTCAACCGTTGTGACCTTTTCCGGTGCAACTAAAGGCGGTGTGTAGGTCTTTGTTTCATAGCCAGTGTTTGGCACTACCTTTCCACCAATTACACGGCTGACAAACGGTGCAACCTTTCTGCTTCCTTTCTTGAAATCAACATCAACATTCTTTGTCACGAATGTTTCTTCATGTTTGAAAAATGTACTTCTGAAAAAAGTACGCACGGGCGGTAACTTCTGAACCACTCTGCCCATTGTTCGTGGTTCGTAAATAGATACTTCATTTGCCATGATTGTTTTATCCTCCTTACTTCAAAAAGATTGATACTTTTCGCAGTGCTTCTTTGATTTTTGCTAAATCTGCGCTTGCTTCAAGGTTTAATGCGTCAGTGAAAAACTCACCTGTCAAATAATATGTGACTGGCTCGCCCTTTCCTGCTGCTGCCGCAGAAATTCCGATTGCGTTCGCTTCTTTTGTTGTAGCAACCGGAATGATTTTGTTTTCGTTCTCTGTGTCAACCATTACTGGTGCATACTCTTTGATTTCTGCGCCTGCAACTCCCGTTTCCGGTACTGTTGGGAAGTCGCCAGCAAAGAAATTCTTTGGCGCTGTTTCTCTCTTCTCTACTGCGTATTCACTCATTTTGCGCTACCTCCTTATTTTGTATCTGGAAACAACTTGTCAATAGCGGCATTGAACGGGTCTTTTCCGTCACCGCCTGCGTTGTCCTCCGGTGTTACGCCAGATACGCTGTTTGCCCCGCTGTTCTGTGCGTCCTGCTGGCGGTTCTGAATGTAAGTTCCACCCGCTTTGTTCTGCTCTGCAATGATTTTCACTGCAAGTTCCTGCGCAGAAATAGGGTTTTCAAACTTTGCGTCTGTCGCAAGTGCTGCATAGTTGCCGTTTGCCAAGTCTTCAATGCCTTTAATTCTTGCACGTTCTGTGGCTGCGGCTTCGTTCTGGATTGTCGCTACTAAATCCGGGTATGCGGCTTTTAGTGCGTCAACCGTTGTGATTTTGTTTTCTGGTGCTGCCATTTCTGGTTCCTCCTTTTCTTTTGGCTTGTTGATAGGTTCTGTTGCACTATTTACTAAACTACCCGGATTTTGATTGTGCGGGCTGTTTAATAACTGGGTTGGAATACTCTTGAACATGGAAACGTCAATAGGCACTGAATTGACAACGATTTTTGAAGAATTTTCAACAACTGTTGTGCTGTCTTCAAACATCAATTCATCACAAAAGCCGTTTTCAACGGCAATGTCGCCCGTCCACCATGTTTCGTTTGACATAAGCTGTTCTATGTCTTCTGTTTTTTTGCCAGTCTTGCTGGCGTATGTATTGACAATGCTTTGTTTAATCACTTTCAGTTCATCAGCCATCTTCAAAAAGTCTTCTGCTCTGAAAGTGTCCCAGACTGTCATTGCTGGGTCATGTATCATAAATACACCGTTTCTGGCAATCTTGATTGTGTCGCCAGCCATAGCAATGATTGTGGCAGCGCTTGCCGCCCAGCCATCAATTTTGACTGTCACTTTAGCTGAACAATCTTTCAATCTCGTAAAAATTGCATTTGCTGCGAACACATCACCGCCGCCGCTGTTAATTCGCACGATAATTTCCGGCACATCACCAAGCGCCGCAAGTTCTTGATTGAATTGCTGTGGCGTCACCCTGTCTTCCCACCATGACTGCTGGCTGCTTATTGCGCCGTATAAAAGCAGTTCTGGTGGTTTGTCGCCTGTTGCTGGAATAAAATTCCAGAATTTATTTGTCGTCACTCCGTATGGATTGCCCGGCGTCCTGTTGTCCTGCTGCTGGTTCATTCCCTGCGCCTGCTGCGGCTGCTGGGGATTTTGGCTTGTTTGCATTGGCATTGGCAATTTTCTTCACCTCTCTTAACTCTTTTTCTTCGTGTTTCAGTTGTTCAATATTGTTGTAGTAGCTTGTGCCCGTCATTTGCATTGTTTCGTCGCTTCGTGTGCTAAAGCCGTTCTGCACCCGCTTTTCTGCGGCTGTTACTTCTTTTACCGGGTCTAACATACCCTTTGCAGGTCCGTTCCATTTCGCCCCGCAATATGCTTTTCTAATCACCGGGTCAGTAAAGAAGCCCGGTGCCTTGATACGCCCTTTTGCAACTGCTTCTGTCAACCACTCTTCATATACTGGCTGGCAAAAGTCAGTTGCTAACCAGTCCCGGTACATATTAAACATTTTCCACGCTTCTTCCAGTGCGCCTTTACTTGCTGTATAACTGGAATTAAAGCGCTTCATAAGCAATTCATAAGGTATTTCAAGGCTGGCGCCTATCTGCTGGCATATAGCTTCCACAAAGCCGCCAAAATTGGCGTTTGGTCTTCCGGGGTTCATGTCGTGTGCCTTTTCACCCTCGTTTAAGTCGATAACGGCACCCGGCGCAAGTTCAATGGTGGTTTCGTCCTCTGCGTCCACCTGCACTTCCTCCGGTATAATGCTTCCTATTGCGTCTTCGCTGCTTGCGTCTGCCTTTTCGATAAACACCGTGAACATACCGGACACAACCGCTGCAACCAGTTCGGCGTCCGTGTATCTGCCAAGCTGTTTTAGGCTTTCAATGACCGGGGCAAGGAATGGAACGCCCCTGCGCTGTCCTATTCGTTCACGGTTCATAAGGTGTAGTACGTTTCTTCTTCCGGTTGTTTTTCCGAACGCTTCCACCCTCTGCCAGCTAATATCTGCGTAGGCGTAAGACAACGGGTGGTGGTCTGCTATGTGATACGCTACAACTTCCCCGGACTTGTCAACCTCCACACCTCCAACAATTTTATTGTCTATGGTGTCGCAGTTGTCCGGGCTGCATAATCTGTCCGCTTCTATCAGCTGCACACGCAGGTCATATGGCTGGTTCAGTCGTGGTTTGACCGGAAGCACTGCCAGACAGTCCCCAGAAATAAGCCAATTCAAAAAAGCTAACTGCTGCAACTCACAAAAGTTGTCAATTCGTGCCATGTCACAATCTGTGCTTTCTGCCCAGATATTCCATTCACGTTCAATCTGCTTTTCAAGTGTTCTTCTTTCCTCCGGTGATATGCCCAGCAATTCTGTGTCAATGTTCGGCTTCAAACGTAGCCCACGCCCAACAATGTTGGTTCGCATGGTTTTGACAGCGCCATTTGCAATAGGCACGCCCATGTATAAATCACGGGTACGCTGTCGCAGTATTGAAACATTGTCTTCTATATCTTCACGACTGCTGCCGCCCGCATGAATCCACCCTGCAAGTGATTTTTTCACTACGCTGGCACCATAATTGCTGTACCCGCTGTTCAAAATCTGCAATTTTTGTCTTGCCGCAGTACGTTTCAGTGCTGTTTGCGGTGCCACAACTGCTATTGCTTTGTCAATTCCCGCTGCAATTCCCACGTTTTCACCTCCTTTATTGCATGAAAAAAGCAGCTTTTCACGGCTGCTTTTCGTCTTTTCTCACTTATTCACGCTACAATATTACCCCATTTTTGCGGGCAATGGGGGGAAATAAAGCCCCAAAACGGGCAATCACGGGCAATGTTTTATAAATCCCGTGGTACAAATCGTTTTGCACGGTTCCTGCCGCCATATTTTGCCGCATTTTCAAGCGCAGTGACTTTCCCTTGCCAATATTCAATAGACTTTCTAATTTCGGTCAGATTGGCTTTTGTCATAGTCCTGCTGCCTATCGTGTATGACTGGGCGTTTGTCACTGCCAGTTCTGCTTCCAACCATGCGTCAAGGTGTCTTTTTGCTGTTTCCAGTGTAATTCCTGCCATTTATAAAATTCCTCCACTTCTTCTTCTGCCACGTTTTACAATTTTCTTTGCTTGTGTGGCGTCTTTCTTTTTGTCTGGTTTTTTCAATGGTACGTTGATAATTTCAATGGCTGCCGTTGCGTAGTTTCGGCAGTCCAGCGCTTCATTTCGTTTGTGTTCGCCTTTGTCTTTCAGTTCCCATGCAAAATATGGTCTGCCCATCTTGTAACGCATTACCTTTTTTTCTGACGTTAAGCCCTTGAAATACTTTTCGTCATATCCCTTGCCCTCTTCTTTTGGAAAATGGCAAAAGCCGGGTCCCTCTTCCTCCAGCTTTAGTCTGTCCATAAGCAGGCTTTTTCCGGTATCAACTCCCAGCGTGAAAAGATATGCGCCCTCACGGTTGCTTTTTGATGGCTTCTGGATATACGCTGCGGCGCTATCGTTTGAACCTTTGATTGCAAATACTCTGCGATTGAACCGGGCTTTGCAGAATTTATATACTTGATTGGTTCTGTGTCCTCCACTATCAATACAGACGCATGACAGCTTCATTTTCGTTCCGTCTGGTTTTTCAAAGGTCTGCAATAAGAACGTGTCAAGGTCTTGCCAGACTTGATTGTTGATGTCTGAATTGTCGCCGTATATTGCCGCATACCTAATGCCCCAGCTTTCATATTCTGGACCCCAGCCCACAACTTCAATTTCAAATCTGTCGTCCTGCGTATCCACGCCAGCTGTCAAGTACAGCACTTCTTCTGGTACTTCGCACTTGTATTTCTCCCGGCGTTTCATCAGTTCGTCGTCTTCTATGGTTTCCCCGTCTTCTTCCCACGTTTGCCCCATTTCGGTATTAGTCCATACTTTCATAAGTTCCACGTTGCCTTTTTTCATCTGGTCATTTGCCGTCAGAAACTTTTCAACAACTTCTTGCCATGTGGTCAATGTGGAAGCAAGCGTGTTCAAGTGGAACCCACGCACGGGGTTGTCTGGGTCTTCATGTACAAAGGTTCCGTCAATAAAGTGTTCTTTCCATTCTGCTTCACTGGATATGACGCCGCACTTGCTGCAAGCGTATCTGATTTCTGATAGGTCGTTTTTGTCGAACACAACATTTGACCAGACCAGCGGTTGCAGTTCTCCGCAGCACGGGCACGGTGCGTTCCATTCTCCCCGGCTGCTGTTTTCGTACTCCACTTCTATTCTGGAAGCCCCTTTGACTGTCGGTGTTGAAATGTCCACCTGCTTTTTATTCCAGAATGTTGTCTGACGCTTTGAAGCCAGCAAAAGTGGGTCGCCCTCTTTTCCTGCACTGGCTGGGTATGCGTCTATCTCGTCTGCAAGCAATATTCTGATTGTGTGGCTTCGCAGTCCCGTTGGGCTGTTTGCGCCTGCAATCGTTATGAAGCCGCCCGGAAATATCTTTTGCATGATTGTGTTACCGCTGTTGCGGCTCTTCTCATTGATACGGTCAGCCAGTACGGGTGTATCACGCAACATAGGTGACAGCTTTTCTTTTGAAAACTTCTCTGCCATGTCTATTGTCGGCTGTATAACCATAATCGGTGACGGGTCATAATGCACATAATATCCAATAGGGTTCAGCACCATTGCGTCTGTCTTTCCCACCTGTGCTGCTGACATAATCACGACTTTTTTTATTGTAATATCTGTTATGGCGTCCATAATCTCTTTTTGATACGGTGCCTTTGCTGTCTTCCAGCGCCCCGGCTCTGCGGAAGACCCGGCAGACAGTCTGCGGAACTTATCTGCCCACTGTGAAAGTGTCATTTCCGGCGGTGGTTGTAGCACTTTGAAAATCCGTGTGAACATATCAACTGTGTTTTTCTTCATTGTCTACACCGTACCCAAACACCGTCTGGAAGTCCGAAAGTTCTTCCAACACTTCATCAATGGCGCTTTTCAGCAGCTTAAATATTTCTGTCTGGTCCTTTTTCTTTGATAAAATGGGGCTTAACTTTGCAGGTATAGCCATAAGCCTTGTTTTGAACCTAACAAGTGTGTCTGTCATTACCTGTTCCACGTCCTCCGTGGTGTGTACCTCATTTCTGCGCAGCTGCAATTCCAGTTCTTGTGCTTCTCTTTTTGCTCTGACCAGTTTTGCACGTTCTGCGTTATAATCTATTGCGCTTTCACTTTCCGGGTTGTTTTTGCGCAAATAATTTATGTACTGGTGGTTTACGGTCTTCAAGTCGTACAGCCCCGGTCTGATTTCCGTTATAACCTTTTCGTCACGCAGCTGGCGCACTCTGCGTTCTGAAATATCCAGCCAAGCGGCAACCGCCTTTGAAGTGTACGCTTTCAAAAACCGCACCCCCTTTCTTCTGTGTCCGAATTGGTCACATTTTTTTCTTTTTTAGCCCCTACCCCTTTATTTTTTTACCGGGTCGGAAGCGGAAATGAAATTTTCAAAATTATATCTGGGCAGGTTTTGGGCGTCGGCGTACCCGCAGCGCTTCCAGACCGCCGGAAGAACCTATCAAACGTCGTCCACAACGTCTGTGATTTCGTCGTTTTCTGTGCTTCCGTCCGGGTCAATGTCAAATTCACCCGTTAGCTTCTGTTTGTTTAACTCTAATTGCTTTTCTGCAAGCTGCAAGCGTCTGTCCTCTAACTCATACGCCTTTATGCTGTCCAGTTGCTTGATGATACGCCCATGTAGCTTGTTTAGTTCAGCTTCCACTTTCATTGCTCTTTCAAATGGGCTGGACTTAATAACAGACTTCATGGCTGTTTTATATGTTTCGCTCTTGCCGCCCTCTGGGTCTGCGCACTGCTGGTGTTCCATGCCGCAGTCCTCTTCCTGCTGTCTTTCTTCCATGCTCTTTGGTACAATCATGTGTACTATTTTATCTGTGTAAAAGCCGCCTGCTTCCGGGCTTTCATACTCTTTCAATAGGCTTTCCAGATAGGCTTTGCGCAGGTACAATGCCTGCAATTCCTCCATCATTTGAGATAGTGCGGACGGTGTGCCCATGTTCTGTATTGCTGCCGCCTGCGCTGGGTCTATGTCTTCATAGCCTGCCTGTGCAAAGGCTCCGTGTGTGACGGCATTTTTGTTCCCCTTTTTTGCCGGGGTTTTTCCCGCAGCATTTTTATTGCCTTTTTGTCCACCCCTTTTTTTAGGCTTCTTTTTCAAGGCTTCGTCCCAGCCGTCTTCTGACTTCCATTTTCTTATCCTTACTTCTGGCACCCCTGCCAGCTTTGCCAGTTCTGCTGTTTCAATCTTGCCGTCTGTGTCCAGATAGCGTTGCATTGACTTGTCCCGCTCCGGGTTTCGTGGTCTTCCCATCTTCTCACCTCTTTTCGTTCGTTTTCATTCTTTCCAACTCTTCCGGTTTACGGAAGTATAAAAAATTATGGGCTTTGTAATTTCAAAAAATCACCAAAGCCCACTATTGCCAACGTGCAAATATAACGGCGTAAAGCCTGCTTTGCTGATATAAATTATACCAGTGAAACGCAGGCAATGGCGGGCAATGATTGCTTATGCAATCTTCTTGAATTGTGAAATTATCTGGTTTTTTTCAAACCTCTGTGACAGCGTAGCAAGTGCGTTATCTCTAATGTTCTTGCACTGCCGTTCGCTATATGAATTGCGTACCGCTACTTGTTCCCATTTGAGGTTGTGAATGTAAAAATCGAAAATAATACGCTTTTCTTTCAGTTTCAGTCTTGAAATCTCTTGCAAAAGCTGTGCTTTCAAACTCTGTAACTGCTGCACCTTTGCTTCATAGTCTTTGATTTCTCCGCTGACAAAATCTGGAATGTTCAGCGCCATATTTTCTGTTTGTCGTGATATATTATTTTTTCCTTTTGGTAGACCGTCGCACTGTATAGCGCCAATGGGGTTGTAGTATTGGTCCGTCAAGTCATTTATAATCTTTCTATATATGCTCACCTCCCCGTCTATGTCTTTGTAATATTCCAGCAATTCAATTACCTTGCTTCTTTCCATTGCCTGCGCCATTTGTTGTTCCTCCATTTCATTTATTGCCAGTCTTTCCCGGCTGTCAGCCTTGCACGTCAACTTTCTGTTTGCCTGCTGCCTGCTGCCGCTCTTTGTAGCCCATACACTTCATGTACCTTTCCGGCTTTCCGCAGCTTTCGTAATATTCGCAAGACTTGCATACGTTTTCTTGCGTCATTTCCTTTTCCTCCGTGATATGTACCCTGCGCACTCCGGCTGCCCCCTTAATAACTGCATGGAACACGCCCCGCCGCACTTATAAGCCTTTGTGATATGCTTTGCACACTTTGTATTTGCGCACTGGTTCCGGCAAAATACGGGCATATCGTCCGTATTAAGCATTATTATTGGTCTGTGTTAAATCACATTTTCTTTGCTTTCTTTTCCGTCATTTTGCTGCATTACCTCTTCAATCAAGCAGACAACCTGCTTTTGCACGTCTTTTTTCACTGCTGCACCTCCTATGCTGTTTCATGCAAAATTATCTTTCTGAACATACTTTCAAATATCGGAACTGCAATGCTGTTTCCAGCCTGCTTGTATAACGCCATTCTATATCTTCCAGAACGCTTCTGGACTGCTTTTGCCCTTTCGTAGTCTTCGTCTGTATATCCTTGCAGGCGCCAGCACTCACGTTCTGTCAAATATCTATAACGCCCGTTTCCGCAGTCAATCACCTGTGCTGGTGTTCTGTCCTGTCTGGTCGTGATTGTGTATGCAAAATCTTTTATTACTGTTGCACGTTTTATTCCGGTGCAGCCAATCACATTGTATACGCTCGGTTGTGTTACGTCGTATACTTCCGGCACTTCGTTGTTATTCAGAAGAAATTCTGATATATCTTTCATTGGTGTTCTGATTAAGTCCGAAAAATCAAACTTTTCACCATTCAGCACTGATACCGTGAAAACTCTTTCCCGTGCTTGTGGCAATCCAAAGTCCCTTGCGTCTAATATCTCATAGCTGTTTGAATATCCCAGCTTTTCCATTTCTGATTGATACCGCTTAAAGTTTGCAATCATGTGTTTTGATAACACATTCTTGACATTCTCCCATATAACGTATTTCGGTTTCCATTTGCCCATATTTTGAATAATGTGTATTGTTTCCCACATTAGACTCGAACGTGTTTCGCTTCCCTCTTCTGCGCCTTTCTGTTGTCCGGCTATGGAAAAATCTTGACATGGGCTGCCATGTATCAAAATATCTGGTTTAAGGTTCCAGCCCACCACTGATTGTGTTTTATACTCTAATTCTTCCGCAAACATTGCATTGTATGACCTTACGGCGTTTTCGTCTATTTCCACATAGTCAATGGCTTTTGTTGGAATGTTCAAATTTCGCAAAGCGCATCTGGGGGAACCAATTCCCCCAAATAGTTCTAAAATCTGTACCACGTTTACACCTCCCGCAACGCTATAACACAATAGCCCTCTTCAAGTGCGCTGCTGGTCGTGTCGTCGTCCATGCAGATAATTTTCATGTCAGCCGTGTTTCCGGTTGCTCTTCCCTCTGCAAACTCAATCAGCTTCACTGTGTCACCCTCTCTGTAATCGTCATTTTTCAAAATCATATATGGTCTTGTATGGTCGATTGCAACGGCTTTCATTTTGTCCGGTGATACTCTGATTGTTTTTTCTTTTCTATCATCAGACGGCAAATGTTGCATTTTCTCTTCCTGCTGCTTTTCACGCAATTTCTTTTGTGTTTCCCGGTCAATAGCTGCCTGCTCTTCGTTGTACCGTTCTTCGTCCGTTTTCTGGGCTTCTCTGCGGTCTTCATAGGCATTGCAGTTTGTCACGGTTGCTGTCTTGTCGTGGCACTCTTCATAGTGCGTACAGCTGTAACAAAGTGAAGTCATGCTTTCTGGCTGTGGGTCAACATATTCTGGCTGCTGCTCTGTGGCTTCTCCTGCCCCCTCTGCGGCTGTTTCTTCCTGCTGCACGTCTGTTTCATCATCTGCGGTGTTTTCCTGCGCCTGCTGCTCTTCTGGTTGTTCCTGCAACTGGTTTATGTCCATCTGCCCCGGTATCTGCTGTGTTGCTTCGTAGTTCTTTTTTAACTGCTTAATGTCTGCCAGCGTCAGCACTTCATTTTCCCGGAATATCTCTGCTGCCTGCTTCTGGTAATCTTCCGGCAGCCCGGACGCTTCATAAATAACAGATACAACAATTCTGTTTGCCTTAAATTCTGCCATCAGTTCTGCAATGATGTTGTTATATATTGCCTTGTATCTTCCAAGCTGTGCCGGGGACGTTTCTATAATTTCCGCTAACAAATCACGGGTTCTGCCCGGAATGTTCATGCTGTCTTTTAATTCCAGCACCAGCTTTTCTGTTTCCAGCGCTTCTGTCATACGTTCCCAGTCCGTCTTCTCTCTGAAACGGTTTGCCATAATCAATGCTAATCTGTCTATAATGGCGTTTTTCTTTGGTTTGATTAAGATTGGAACCTGTCTGAAACGCTCTTTGCCCTCATCTACCAACTGCATGACCGCCAGCCGTCTTCTGTGTCCTGCAATGATACGGCGCTTGCCGTCCTCTTCCTCTTCTGTCACCAGAAGCGGTTGCAGCACTCCCAGAAGTTCAATGGACTGTTTCAAGTCCTGCACGTCCTCTACGCTGTAAAAGTTGCCTTTTGACGGTATAAGGTCGTATATATCAGCTGTACTGCTCACGCCCTCTTCTGGCGTGGCAATCTCTGCGCCTGCTGCCTGCTGCTGTTCTGTTTTCTGCTGCTCTCCAGCTTCCTTTGACCGCTGGTTTAATAACTCTGTCAAGTTGAATTTCTTTGCTGCTCCTGCCATTGTCTTTTCCCTCCTAACGTGTCCGAATTGGTCACATTCTCAACCATTCTTCCACTAACGCTTTATAGTCGGCACTTGCGCCGCAGCGTGGGGAATATAAAATGATTGGTAATCTTTCAAATGTGCTGGGCTTCATTTTTGGTGTCTTTCTGATATGTGTTTCAAACACCGGATATTCAAGCGTCTTCAAGAACTCTTCGCCCTGTGTGTCTGCTTCATTGGTTCTGTCGTACTGTGTGACAAAGCAGCCACAGAAGCGCAACTGTGGGTTTAAGTCCTCACGGGTGTTGTCAATCTGTTCTTTCAGTTCTGCCAGCCCATCTATTGCAAAATCATCAATGGTTATAGGCACCATGACGTCTTGTGAAGCTACCAGCGCATTTATGGTTGAAATGTTAATGTCTGGGGCGTTGTCAATAATGCAGTAGTCATATTCATTCTGTAAGCCGTCCAGAAACTTTTTGAAGCGTGTCTGTTGCGGTCTTGACTGGTCCAGCATGACTTCAAGGTTGGCTGTAAGCAAATTCATGTTCGCTGTGATAATGTCCAGCCCGTCAAAGTCCGTGTGTTGGATAACCTCTGCCGGGTCAATGCCCCGCTGTGTCATTACCTCTGCCGTGCCCTTATGGTCATAGCTGTGGCGGTTCATAATCTTACTTGCGTTGCCCTGCTTGTCATTGTCAATCAGCAGGACTTTGAAGCCTTTTACTGCTGCCAGAATATGTGCCATGTTTACGCTGGAAATGGTCTTTGCCACTCCCCCTTTAAGATTGATAATTGATAATACTTTCATGTGGTATTCCTCCTTGTATCTGGTATGAATTTATAGTTGCTTTCCCAGTAATGCGGCAGGCTGGATTTGAACCAGCGACATCATAGACACGGACTGACAACGGCTGCTGCCGTTTTATTTCACCGTGCCCGTCCCTCTACCAGCTGGGGTACTGCCGCCCGTTTCCGGGCGCTTGTCCCGGTCTTTTACGCTTCTACTGTTTCACTGCCTGTGAAAAATACTTCTCTGCTTCCCCAGTCGTGAACTTTCGCCCGCTTTTCTTCTCTGCGGTTTTCGTTGTATCTTCCGGCGTGGTGTATTGCTGCGTATGTGACAGTTTTTGCAGTTCTTTTTGTGATTTCAAATACAACTGCGCTTTCTCCGTATCTCTTGCCAACTTCAAATGTTCTCATGTTTTATACCTCCGTTTGCTTTACTTCTTTAACTGTCTTTATTATATACTTACGGAAGTATAAAGTCTATTGACATTCTGCACAATCTTACGGAAGTATATTTGTATATTTTGTATACTTCCGTAAGTATTTGTTATTATCTGCCACGGCGTTTCAGTTCGTCTGCAAATTCTCTGACCGGAACTTTCACGGTCAACGGTTCGTACTTCCCGCAGCCGTCCAGTTCATACAAGAACTGTGTTTCGCCTTTTTTCAGATAGTGAAGCGTTGCAATGTCTGTGACCTTATGCAGTGCAACTGCTGCCGTTGTAATCACCGTGCAGCCCTGTGGCAAATAAAGTGCTTCTTTTGTTTCTCCGTCCTTTGCTGCCTTGATTGCTACTGTGTCCCCAATTTCTAACGGACACACCGCCTTGAAAAATTCTGCTTTCATTCCTCTTTGTCCTCCTGTTCGTGCTTCTCTCTGTTCTGTCTTCTTACCTCCCAGCCAACTTCTCTGACTACTACAAAGACCAGATATAAAATGCCCAGCCCTACGCATACCGCAAAGAATGTTACCAGTGCTTTTACAACATCAATCAGAAATGCAATCATTGTTCTTTCCCTCCCTCATTTTCTGTTTCGCCCAGCCAATAGCCCGGCTGCTTGCGTTTATCTGGTGTAGCTGGCGTATTCTGATATTGTTCGTCTTTTCTTCTTCCTCTGCCTGCTGCCGTTCCAACTGTCTGCGGTAAAGCAATTCTTTTCCGCTGTAATACTTCCGTTTCTTTTTCGCCATCTTTATTCCTCCGTAGCTAACACGTTCAAGATTTTTTCAACTGCCTTGTCCCAGAAGATATTTGCAAATTCTTCTACATTGCAAACCTCGTCACCGTCCCAGTCAACAACCATTGCGTCGTCACACTGGCACAACTCGCAGCCACTTTCTTTCAGTGCTTCATTTGCAATCTCTGTTACCACTTCTTGTGTTGCTGCGTAATCGCAACCACGGTTCAAAATGTCTTCCAGATTTTCCATTGTCTTTTTAGATATTTTCGCCATCTTTATTCCTCCTAAAAGTATTTGCGCTTGTATCTGCTGCCCTTGCTTGACTGTTTGCGTCGCTGGCGCTGTTTTCTTCTCTTCTGGTACTGGGCGTCTTCTGCTGCTGCCACCTGCCTTTTGACTGCTTCGTGGTCTATGTTGTTCACCTCTTCTTGCAGGACTTCCAGCACTTCAACTTCACTGTCCTTGAAAGTGAATGTCATACCGGGGTCATACTCACCACTTGTCCAGTCTTTCTGGAACTTCTCAAAATTATCTCTGTATCTATACGGTGCCTGTGGGTGGTACTGTTCGGCTTCATATATGCCCAGCATAACTTCTTTGTCGTCCTTGTCGTCCCAGTTGTAAAGGTGCCAGCTTTCGTGGTTGTCCCAGTTCCACTTTGACAAATACAACACTATTCCGTCAAAGTAGTTGCCCTCACGCACCATGCCTTTCATTTGCTTGCAGGTGAAGCCCTGCCCCTTTAATTCCTCTTTGATTTTTTCATAGTCCCTGCCGCCAGTATGTAATCTTGCTTTTACCACTAACGGCAAATACTGTGGCTGTTTATCTTCTTTTCTTGCCATTGCTTGTCCTTTCCAGTCTGTCTGCAATCCTCAATATGCTTTCCATTGACTTTCTAATGTTTGTGTCTGTGCCCTCTGTGATTTTCAGCACGTCTGCTATGTCCCGCAGTTCTTGTGCCATTTCTTCTGTTTCCCCGGTTACAATGTCATATTTATTGCGGCAGGCGGTGCAGACCTGCGAACCCTCCGGGATAACTTCACCGCATATCAAGCAGCGGTCAACGCCGTTCATTCTTCCCAGCTTTCGTATTTCTTCACACGCCTTGTCAAGTTCTGCACCTGCTCAACAAGGTTTGCAACCTCATGTGGTGACAATCCGGTTTGTTCATAGTCATACAGCTTCTTTGCGGCTTGATTGACTGTGACGTGCGGTTTCAATACTGCTTTCTGTCCGTTCTGGCTGTATTCTGTCAGCGTCGTTCTTTTCTGTCGCTTCCGTGGCTCCTGCTGCTTAAATGCTCCGGCACGCTTCATGGTGCTGTAATATGGCACCGTCTTTTTCAATGTGTGGTCCATGTAACCCATTACAATTCCACCTTTCTTCCCGTCTGCTCCATAACTCCCAGATAACCTGCTATTGTGTCCATTGCTTCTTCCGCTGACCAGCAAACCGCCGTTTCATATCCCTGCTGCCGTAGCTGTTCCAGCCACCAGTCCTGCTTCTCTGTGGTCTTGTTATTCTGCCACTTCATTTCCACATACAGCCCGTGTTTGCCGTTTCTTGCCACTGGCAAGCATAAGTCCGGCACACCAGCTTTCACGCCCTGCCTTTTAAGGTTCGCCGCTTCCAGCTGGTTTCTGCTGCCGCCGTTCGGTATGTGGTGCAGCAATTCCAATTCCGGGAAGTCCTTTGCATAGAACCTCGCCCAGTTTATAACTCTTTCCTGCTCTGTGGCTTCACTGCGCTTTCTGTAATATCCTCTACTCATTGGCGTTTGTCCTTTCGTCAAGGTGTGTTGCCATCATGTCTGCAATGTGAAGCATGGCTGCAAGCCTGCTGCCTGCAAAAGCATTGTTCATATCATAGCTGCCGCCCTTTACTGAATAATCAAAAGCGCCCATGTGCCATCTGATAGCCAGCATTTCTTCTTCCGTAAGCTGCATATATCGCATAATCTGGATAATTGACTTTTCACCGTGTCCCAGCGGCAGGCTGTTTGTATATCCGTATACCTCAACTTCTTTCCAGCTTCCGTCTTTCTGCTTCTGGTTCTTCTTTTCCACCTTGTAGGCGTCAACCTTGCAAACATCATGCAGAAGCGCTGCAACTGCGATTGTGTCCACTGTGTATTCCGGGTACGTTCTGCCCTGTCTTTTGTCCTCTGTGTCTGCCAGCTGAACCAATCTTCGGTATACATGGTTTGTATGCTCTACCAGACCGCCTGCGTAGGCTCCGTGATACTTTGTGCTTGCCGGGGCTGTGAAAAATCCTGCTTCTTCCAGCCAAGCAAGTAGTTTATCTGCTCCCGGTCTGCTTATGTATGAAAAGTAATTCTTGAACTTCTCAACCTCTGCCATTCTCTGTGCTTCATTCATTGTCTTTTCCTCCTGTGGTTTCTTCCCGGCTGTCCACCAGATATATTTTGCCGTCCTGCTCATACAGCATGACTTTTCCTTTCAGTGCCGCCAGCGTCATTTCTGCTTTCATTCCGTCTGATACGCCGTATTTGTTGCCAATCAGAATGTATTTGCAGTTTTCAAGTATCTTCATTCCCGCTGTCATGCCCCGGCTTCTTTCTTCCGGGTTCTGGTCGTCTGTAACTTCCGTCAAGTATAAATGCACCGTGACCGGGACAAAGCCATTGTTTATGGCTGCCCTTGTCAACTTCCGTGCATATTCCTTGTTGCGCTTCGTGTCGCCCCGGTACGGGCTGCACACATATAACAAATCATTCACCCGCCGTCACCTCCTAATCTTCCAGCGTCAGTTCTTCACCTGCTGCCGCTGGTTCTTCTTCTCGCTTCCATTCGTCCAAATCCAGAAGCGTTCCGCATTTACTGCAATAATTGAAATCACGGGACACATGGAAGTAATAGCCGTCTTCCCGGTCTTTCCGCAAATCCTTGTCATACGCTGAAAACAAATGCTTTCCGCATACCGGGCAATAGTAGCTGTTCAAATATCCCAGCTGCCCCGGCAATGTGGGGTATTCGCTCTTCTGCGCTTTCGGCTTTCTGGGTTTCCTTGTTGCCATGCGCTACACCTCCATTGCTGCTTTTTCAAGCTGCCTTTGCAGGTCTTCAAACTGCTGCTGCAAGCCTTTTGTATTTTTATATGTGCTGCACGTTTCGCATTCCGGTTCTTGCAAAAGAACTTGTCTGCACATTTCACACGTTTTTTGTTCTTCATTTAGGCTGTATACAATCAGTGCCATTCTGAAGCTGATACCCCAGAATTTTTTCAAGTCAATTCTGCTTATGTCTACCGGAACTGCTGCCCGGTTCACTTCTTCGTCTGTAATGCCATAGCGCCTTTTTAATGCTTCATACATCTGCTGCGCTGTCTGCTGTTCTCCACCTATGCCACGTTCTGCCAGTGCTTTGATTTTCACCAGCTTTGCAATTATTTTCTGTCTATCTTCCATCAGTCTTCTTCCTCCGGTTCTCCTATCAGTGCCCGTGGCGGCTGGTTTCCGTCCATGAAGCCCGCAAAGAAAGCAGCCTTTTTCAACATTCTTTTTTCTTCGTCTGTTCTTTCCCGTTCTTCTCCTTTATGCTCTTGATAGCAACGGGCGTTTTCGTCCGGGAATAGGTTGTTTTTGAACTTAAAGCCTGCCATGAACGCTTCCATTTCCCGTTTTAGTTCCTCTTTGTAGAAATTGAAATATAGTGTGATTTCTGCTGCTTCAACCTCTGTGCAGTCGCAGCCACGCTTTTTTTCTGCGGCTATAACTTCCGGTGTATCTGTGATAGCTGGCACTTCCTGTCACCATGAAGAAAATCTGCGTCAGCAGGTCTTCTTCTAAATCGTTCTTGTAGCTGAACCAGTGCAGCGTCACTTCGTCCAGTGTTATTTCTTCGTCTTCAATTTCGTATCTGGCTTTTAATTCCTCGTACATACGCATTGCGGTTTCTTTCTCTCCACCTACGCCACGTTCTGCAATGGCTTTTATCTTTGCCAGCTTTGCTTTGATTTTGTCATGTTGTATCTGGTCCATGTTCTCACCTCATATACTGCCACGACTGCGGCGCCCTTTTAATTCCCAGTTCTTCCAGTGCCACTGCCCGTGGGTACTCTTTCACGTCTGCGACTTCCCAGCCGTAAACCTTGTTGTGGCTCCCTGCTGCATAATTGTGAATATCATGTGCAGGAACCTTGCTTTTCTTCTCTGCTTCTTCAAAGTTCTTGATTTGTAAAACCTCCGGGCAAATAAATTCACCCAGCACCCCGGCACCGCCTGTCACGTATACCAGCACCCGGAACGGTGCTTTGCATTGTGGCTTTGTCTTCCGCAGTTCCAGAACCTTTTCACCCGCTGCCATTTTTTGCCACCATTTCTGGTGCAGTGATAATATGACCACTGGCATTTCTTCCAGTTCTGGTGGTTCCCATTGCTGCTTCATGCTCTTTTCCTCCTAAATCTTCAATACCTGTCCCGGATATATCAAATCCGGGTTCTTAATGCCGTTTTTGTGTGCCAGTGCATAGCAGTCGGCACCGTTTCCGTAAAACCTCTGTGCAATCTTCCAAAGGCTGTCACCTTTTTGCACTGTGTATTCTTTCCGGTCTGTCTGGTTTCTTCCTACAACCTCTGGCGGTTCCTCTGGTTTGTAGTAGAACGCTTCTGCTACTGACCCGCAATACTGGCACCGTTCGCCCAGCTTTACTTCTGCCCCGCAAAATTTACACTTCATGTGCTGTCCCTCACTGTTCAAATTCGCTTTTCAGTTCAATTCTGATATACAGAATGTGTTGCAGGTCTTCCACCCGGTATTGTGTGAATTGTTCAACTGGCACCTGCTCCGGCAGGCTGTCTGTTTTCTCCCAATCCCACATTTGTTCCGTGGCTCTGTATGTTTCCATGCCAAGCCCCATTTTCTTAATGCGTCGCTGCGGGTTCAATGTTCCATGCACTGCGTTTGCAGCATATCCACGGTATACAACCTGTCTGGCTGCGTTATATATCACCACTCTGTCACTGGGCGTCAGCTTGTCCATAATGTCACCCAGTCTGATTTCATTTTCCATCACCATTCACCCCTCATTCTTCTTTCAATTCTTTCTTTCGCCTGCTGCACCTCTCTTGAATACTCTGTTTCTGTCAATCCTTTGTTCCATACGTGTTCATAAGCACCAGTAACACCGTAGTTGTAGGCTGTCAGCACTTCTGCTTCTGTGTCGAACCTCTCTTGCAGTTCTGCCAGATAATCTACACCGACAAGCACGTTGAAATATGGATTTTCCATATTATCGACATTCAGCCTGCGCATACGCTCTTTGTGCCACTTCGGCAATACCTGCATATATCCGGTTGACCCCTCTTTGCAGCTTGCGTCCCATCTGTACCCGCTTTCTATCTCGATAATTGCCAGCACCAGCGTATACTCAACGCCATACTGCTTGCAGATTATGTATGTGTACTGCTGCATACATTCCGGTAAATACCCGCCGTTGTCTGCGTAGTCCTCCGGCACTTCATAGCGTGTCCAGCCGTCCAGTGCTTCCCCGTCCCAGTCAAATGACATAAGGTTGAACGGGTACGCTTCCGCTTCTTCTGTGGTGCTTCCTGTCGGCTGTGTGGTCTGTACTGGTTCCGGTGTGTTCTTCGGCAGTGTGCTTGCTGTCGGCTTTACTGCCGCACCTACCACAGCCACGCACACAATGAATACCAGCACGCCTGCTGCAATGTAATTTCCGTATGCCTTAATTGCTCTTTTTATCCTCTTACGCCTTAATATCCTGCGCAGCCTTGTTTTTCTTCCTGTTTCCACTTCGTTTTCCTCCTTGTCCTGCCTTTTTTGGCTCTTTTTTCCACATTTTCAAGTAAATATGCCACCCGGTCTGTTCATAAAAGACCGCTTCACATGACACAATGTTGTAATTGCTATATATCTTTCTGAACTCTTCCAGCCCTGCGTCCGGTGATTTTGCCAGCTGTTCCACTTTTCTTTTGCTGTACTTAAAATCATTGCACTTTTCTTCCGGTGCGTTCAGATTTCGGCTGTATTTCCAGTGGTTCTGGTCACGCTGCTGTTTCTCCCCGCTGTCCTCTCTGGTTGTTTCCGGGCGGTCAAGGTTTCTGCTGCTGGAATAGCGTTTCTTTCCCTGCGGGTCCTTGACAATATACTTGCAAAGTCCCTCTATTCCGTTTTCATTCATTTGCAGGCGGTCTGCGTTCACCCAGCCCATCTGCTTTATACTGGCTCTGTATTCCGGGTCTTTTGTCTTTTTCCAGTTAATGCGGTCTTTTGTCCACATTAGTTCCACGTCGTCACGGTCAAGCCCGCCATTCATAATGATGTGGTGATGTATACGCTTTAGGCACTGCCCGTCCTTGCTGTATTTGTATTCTGTTACCAGTATGTATTTAAGGGGTTCAAGCCCCAGTTTATTTCTGCGGTACGCTATGCGGCGCAGGTAGTTTGTCACTATCTTTTCTGCTTCTTCGACTGTTTCCGGCAGGTTCTCTGCGTCATAGGTGCATGACGTGTGCAGGTCCCCTATGTGGAAGTTGCCATTTCCCAGCTGCACCAGATACCGTTTGGCGTTCTTGTCGTTAAGGTCTTTTTGCTTTGGGGCATTGACTTTTCTTTTCTTACCCCTCTTCCCTCTGGCTGCCTGCTCTGCTGCTTCTGTTCGTGGTATTATGTCCACTTCTCTATAATTGGCACAGTCTGTCTTCTTCTCTCTGATAAACACCACTGCACTTCCTTTTCTGTCTGATACCTTTTTCAGCGTATAAGGGTACACCAGAAGTGGGGTGGTTCTATCCTCCATCAATCCTGTTTATTATCCATACAGCGTATATATATTTATATATTTCGTAGGAATGTTAATACCCCATACAAGCCCGTTTAGCAGGGATAAAACCCGCTATTTTCAAGGACTTTTCAGCCCTAAAATGTTTGACTTGTAACCGCCAATATGGTATAATAAACATGTATTGAATTATTAACATATTGACTTTTGAAAAGCCTTTGATTTTGTGTTTCCGGCACAGCTTCAAAGGCTTTTTGCTTGCCATTTTTCTTTGTTCAATTTAGAACGTCTGTTTGTTATGCGTGTGCTTCCGCACCCGCTTTCAGTAAATCAGTTACCAGTTGCCAGCTTTCCAAAAACAAAGCGGAACGGAACGAAGCGAAGTCGTGGACGCAAGAACGGGGGGAGCTCAAGCCCAGCGCACCAGCACCACCGTCGGAAGTGTAGCTGAAACACGAACCCCGGATAGGCACGGCTTCTTCAAGTTCGCTGTCTGCCCATATTCCGGCTGTTTCGTTCTTCCAATCGTGCGGTACAATTCCCAGCTTGTACGCAATTTCCGGCACGTCTTCCAACTCTTCCAGCTGCAATTCTGCAATGTGGCAGCCGTCCCAGTCCTTTTCTATCTTTTCTGCGGTTGACATAACCACGCCGCCGTCACTGCTGCCGTACAGCTTCAATGGCTTTCCGTTTATCTCTGCAACGGTCCAGTCCGGGGCTTCGTCTTTGTAGCCCTCCACTGCTGCGTCATTGTCCTTTGTGTACTCCACAACGCCTTTGTGCAGGCGTAAGCCCGTTACAAATTCCCAGAAGTTGCCGCAGATACCGAACACGCCGCCTGCGGTTCCGTCATGTGACCATGTAAGCGGGTCACACCCGGTCAGTGTTCTTCCGGCGCTGTCGTATACAACGCCCTTTTCCTGCGGGTTGTCTGCATTGCTTCCGTGGTTCGTGTTGCCGCCTATCGTGTGCCCCAGTTCTTCCGCTTCATGTAGCAGATAGACAAATTCCGTGTTTGTCATAAGGTGCCAGCCCTCACCCTTTCTGGCGCAGGCTGCCGCCGCTTCATCAAGTGTGATTGTGTGGCGTGGCTGCTGGTACGGCAGGGACACTGCAACGTCACCGCCCATGCTTTTCATTGTTGTGTTGTGGTACTGTGAAATCAGAATTGCCGGAACAATCTTGTTTCTGATTTTGAACATTTCCGGCACGTCCTCCGGGTTGTACGTCCCCGGCTCCATGTAAAACATGGTCATGTAGTTTGGCAGTCCCAGTCTGTCTTTGACAATGACCGCTTTTTTCTTCACAAATTCTTTCATTTGCGCTTTTCCTCCTTGTATCTGGTATGTTTTATCTTGAATAGCTTTTCGCTACTATTCACATTTTGACTATTGAAAAACCTTTGCTTTTTTCGCCCAGCGCCTATGCTGACCGCTGCTTTTTCTCTTCCGGCTCCGGCTGCTTCACAGTCACGGTGACTTTTACGCCCTCCCGCTGTGAAATAATCATTGCCAAAGTGTCAAAGAAGCGCTGGGCATTGAATGTTCCTTGCACTTCCATTCCCGCCACCTCCTATGCCGTCTGTGGCTGCGGTGTGGTTCTCTGGCGCTCCTGCTGAATACCCAGCATATAGCCCAGAATAAACATTTGATTGTCGCCATTTAACTTCTGGAACTCCTGTGCGGTCTTCTCAATCATTTCTTTTTTCTTATCTTCCATTGCAACTGCTGCCATGCTCGTTTCCTCCTTTTCTGTGTTGTGGTCCTCTGCTATACTTGAACTGTCAGCCAATGCAGGGCTGGCAATTCATAGCAAAGGGGGTGTTGTTATGGGTTATGTGAAATCTGGAACCGTGCCGGGCAAGGGTGACTATATCTGTATCAAATGTAATACCGTAAACCGTGTATACTCTGATAGCCAGACGCTTTTTGTGTGCCCTCGCTGTGGCGGTTCTGATTTTCAAAAGTTGTGGTCTTCTGGGTCCAGCAAGTAAACCTTGCGCCAGAATGTATGACCGAACCAGCTGAACCAGATAGCAACATATTTTCTCATGTCTTGCAGGTGTTCCGGGTCTGGTGCGCTTCCAAACTCCGTGTACTGCAAGCGTGGGAAAATTGCTAAAACATAGCGGAAAAAGTGATTATATAGAAATCTCTTTGCCATCTGCTGCCACCTCCGTTCTTTTTTGTTCCACCAACTCATTTTATGTTTCTCTGTTGGTTGATAGGCTTATCATAGCATTGTTTTGTTGGTCTGTCAACTCACTTTTCTATATTTATTCTTATTTTTTGGTTGACTAACACATTTTCTTGTTGTATAGTGAACACATAAAATAAAAGAAAGGGGGTATCTACTCAATGGAAGTTTACGAACGAGTGCGATTATTAAGAAAAGATACTTTGAAAATGAGTATGGAAGCATTTGGAAAACGTCTGGGTGTCAGTCGTGATGTTATTAACAATATTGAACATAACCGACTTGCGAAGCCGGACCAGAAATTGTCATTATATAAATTGATATGTAGTGAATTTAATATCAGTGAAGAATGGCTGCTGAATGGCACTGGTGATATGTACGCCAGCAATGAAGCTGAATACAGCGCACTTATTGACCGGGTAATGACCGGGCAGAATGAGTTTGCAAAGAACATTTTCAAGACGTTTGCGCTTTTTGATGAAGCAGACTGGGAAGCGCTGCGGCGTATGATTGATAAATACATAGACGTTGCAGACGCAGAAGACGTGCCGGAAGAAAAGCCATTGTATGACGACGTACCGGACACACCGGAAGAATTAGAAAAGCAATGCCCGCCAGCTGATAGCGGCGGCAATAGTGACGTTGGGTAGTCCCCCTAAAGGGACGCCCAGCGGTCCCGCTTTACTTTTTAATGATTAGTTGTGTCGTTCCTGTGAAGTTAAGATTGATATACATTGTGTTGTTGCTGCTGTAATAAATAGCAAATATATTATGGTTGCTATGATATATGTATTTCTTTTTCATTATCTCCCACGACCTTTCTTTTATCGGAAAAGCTGGGCGCTTTTCAATTATAAAGGTCTGGCAGGTTCACAACTACTGTTAAAAATTGGCAATAAAAACACCCGCAGTGCTGGGAACACTCCGGGTGCGGTGCAAAGATATATCATACCAGATACAACATACCGTCTGCACTTATTATATTATCACGGCATGACGGGAAATAAAAGGAAATTGACAAGAATTGTGGTGATATTATGAGGAATAAGAAAATTGCCCCGGCGCTTGTCCGGGTTGCTCTATATATAAGGGTTTCCGGTGAAGAACAAAAGATAAAAGGCTTGTCACTGGAAGCCCAGCAAGAACGGCTGGAAGCATACGCAAGGGAACGTGGCTGGGTCATTGTTGGGATTTATATTGACGCCGCAAAGACCGCCAGAAAGAACATTCACAAAAGAACTGAATTTCAACGCATGATGGACAGCGTGAAGCGTGATGAAGTGGACATTTTGCTTTTTGCCCGCCTTGACCGCTGGTTTCGTTCCGTTGCTGATTATTACAAAGTTATGGAAATATTGCAGGCGCACAACTGCGACTGGAAGACCACTGATGAAGAGTACGACACGACAACCGCAAACGGGCGTCTGTATATCAATGTGAAGCTGTCCATTGCGCAGAATGAAGCCGACATAGACGGTGAAAGAATAGACGTGGTGTTTGACAGCAAGATTGCGCACGGCACCGTTGTTTCCGGTTCTGCTCCGTTCGGTTTCCGTGTGAATGAAAAAAAGCGGCTGGAAGTCGTACCGGAAGACGCAGCCATTGTGCAAGACGCTTTTAATTATTTTGAAAACACAGTTTCCCAGCGGGCTACTGTTCGTTATATCCGGGAAACATACGGCGTGAACTGGTGTGACGCCACATTTCGGCGTATGCTGAAAGAAAAGCTGTACACTGGCGTGTATGACCGGGGCGGCAGATATAATGACCAATTCTGCCCGGCAATCATAAGCAGACAGCAGTTTGACCGTGTGCAAGCGCTTCTGACACGCAATGTGCGTTCCGCTCCATCTGGCAAGGTTTATATTTTCACTTCCATTCTGACTTGTGCTGAATGTGGGCACAAACTTGTTGGCTACAAATCCAGTGATTATTTTTATTACCGCTGCAACCAGCATTTCCAGCGTGGGCGCTGCTCTCATAATCATTCAGCCCGTGAAGACGTTGTGGAACAATGGCTGTTTGAACACTTAGGGGAAGAACTGGAACGCTACCAGCTTGAATGGGACGTGGAAGCAGCCAAAAAGAAAGCGTCCGTTGCCCGGACTGACAAAGCCGCACTGAAACGGAAGCTGACTAAATTAAAAGAACTGTATGTGAATGACCTTATCGACATTGAAGACTATAAAAAGGACTATCAAATATATGTTTCTGCACTGAACCAGATACCGGAACCAGCGCAGGAAGCACCGCCAGACTTTGCAGCTGTGCGCAGGCTTCTTGATAATAGCTTTAGAACCATTTATGATACTTTGACCCGTGAAGAAAAACGCACGCTTTGGCGTTCGGTCATTAAAGAAATAAGAATTGACAATGACCAGAATATCACGGGTGTTGTTTTTGGGTAGTGTTGTACTAATTGAACACTACCCGTGGGCTGTGTTAAGTTAGTACAAAATAAAGAACCCCAGCAAGGTTGTTGCCTACCGGGGTTCTTCTTTTTATTTTGTCTTGTGCAGTTCTGGCGGGTGTTTTCTCCCATCTATCCACCCGGACAGTTTTTGCCCGCACTCCGGGCAGTTTTCCGGTTGTCCCGTGTAGTCATCAATCCAGTTCCCGCACGTCGGACAAAATACACCCTCCAGCGCTTTGTCTGGGTTCCATATCGCAGGTTTGCTTTCTTCCATCTGCTTTCCCTCCGTATTTACTTTATATGATTGTAACATACTTTCTTGCTAATTCCCAAACCGCTTCATAGTCCTGCTGCTCTTTATATTCTCTGTTCCATGCTTCCGCTTTTTCCGTCTGCCCTGCTCTTTGCAATGCCTTATTCACTCTTGAAACAAGCATAAACACATTGTCGCCGTAGTATTCCGACACTTCGCAAATCGGCTTTTCATTTGTCTGTGCCATTTGTCTTCCCCTCCATTCACATTTCCAGTTTTTGCGGGTCAACTGTGTATCTTGTGCCGTTGTATTCCACTTTCACAAAGTCACCATACATATTCTGCAATGTTCCAGTTATTTTCACTTTTGCCCCTGCTGGTATCGGTTCTTTCTTCTGCGCTGCTGCCGTCTTCCAGTCTTCGTCCAGTACCTCTTCTTTTGTTGTTGCTGCGTCCGGAACCTCCGGGCGTTCAACCTCTCCAATGCAGTTGTAATAGTCTACTGCTTCAAGCCAGTTTTCAAAATCAACTGGTTTTTCTCCTGCTTCTTTTACTCTGTAAAATGCTTCTGGACTTCCCTCTGCTCTCACTCTTGCAACTGCAACCAGTTCTTTTGCTATCCTGTTGCCGCCTTCATAAGCCAGCATTGCTTCTGTTTCGTGACCGTCCCAGCTGAACGGGTCTGAAATTCTCTGTGCTGTGTCCTTTTCCTTATGTTCCATCATGTCTGACATTTTCCATTCCATGTGGTGTACCTCCGTATTGAATTTATATTGACCTTGCCACGTTTTCTTGTTATTATCTATACAAACAGTTTGGGGCTTTGGTGGCAAGCCCGCCGCCCCTCTGTTTTGTCCCTGTCAGCTATTCGGCTGACTTTTCTTTTTTCTGGTCTTCTGTAAGTTCCTTAACCTTTGCTTTTGCTTCGTCAAGGTCTTTGCAGCCGTCCAAAATCATTTCAACCATTTTCAAGATTTTTTCAAACTGTTTATCTGTCATATTGTCTGCCATGTTTTCTCCTTTCCCTTGCCGTATTCGTTAAAGTGTTGTTGCTTCTTTAACTATCTTTATTATATACTTACGGAAGTATAAAGTCAAGCGTTTTATCTAAATTTTTCAATTTTTTCCGGCTCGATTATATTGTAGTGCGGCACACTCTTTGGCATGATATGTGGCTCTACTTCTCCCGTCGCCATTATTTGTGCGCTTTCTTTTTCCATTTCAATTCTTTTTATCATATCCCGTCCTATTTCCGCACCGCTCCCATCTGGTAGCGTTATTTTGTAGCCCATCTTTGTTTCTTCAATTTCTGCGTCAATGTTGTATGTGCGCCCGTTTGTAAGTTCCAAAAATACTTTTGTTATCACTCGTTTTCCCTCTCCGTTTTCTCTTTCATATATTCTTCAACTCTCCTTTTCGTGTCTGGCGCCATGATTATTCTTGCTTTCCCGCCATCTTCTTTTATTTTGAAATCTTTATATTTTTTCATGCAGCCTGCGCAATATGGTTGCTGTATGCAACCTTTGCACTCTCTGTGCGCTGGTTCTGTGCTTGCCATTCCTCCCCGCAGTGGTATGACCTCATGTGCAGCAGCAAGGCTTTCTGCCATTGCCCTTGCCCGTCTTTTTTCTTCTGTCACCCGCTCTGGTTCAGTGTACCAACCCCAGACGCTTTTCCCGGTTGTTTCTGGTGTTCTGTCTATATTTCCAAAACGTACATTTGCCATGTGCTATTCCTCTTCTTTCTTCCATGTCAGTTCTTCCCCGGTGTCCCGCTGGTACTTCTCTTTCACCGCTTCCACAACATAGTTATTCTGCGATGAATAGCCCTGTTCTTTCGCAATCTCTTTTATGCGGGCTTTCATTCCTTTTGGCACCGCAAGTTCCATGCGGTCATAATTATTGTCACGGTATTTGTTCTTTGCTGCCGTGGCTGCTGGTCCTCTCGGTATGGTCTTCTTTTCTGTTGTATCTGGCATTTTCTGCACCTCCTGTGGTTTTTAATCAGTATATCACACTTTGTTTTCTTACGGAAGTATACATTTTATACAATCTTACGGAAGTATATTTGTGTATTTTGCCGATTGCTTTTATACTTCCGTAAGTATATAATAAAGACAGTTAAGGAAATCAAACACACGGAGGTCAAACGATATGGGAAAAATCATTTACATGGAAGATAGAATAAACGGGCTGCACTGCTACACCCCAGAAATGGGACAGCGCAAGCCAGAAGTCAAAATGGAAGCCAGCCTTTCATATTATGGCAAACATTATTTTGTTGATACCCCGCTTGAATTAAAAGGCAGGGGCATTACAGAAATTGAAGCCCACTGGATTGATGGTTGCCAGAAGAAAATTGAAAACTGGCGCAGCTACCGGGTCACAAAGGCTGCTTTTGAAAAATTAAAAGCGCAATATCCAATTTCAATGGAATGTTGCCTTGACTAATAACTACACGGGCGGCGCTGCTGCCGCCCAGAAAGAATGGTGATAATATATGGGAAAATCTTATAATAGACGTTTCAGAAAGAACGGGCTTTCATTCATGGTGCAGGACACGCACCCAGCAGACCGCAAAAGTGATACTGATAAATACTATCTGACGGTAAACAAAGGCGGCATATACAAGATTGTGTACGACAATATCACATGGGAAATACCAAAGTTTCCAACTATACACGCAGCCCAGTTCTGGGCGCTTACCAGTTCTGATTTTATCGGCACAATGTAGGGGGGTGTGAATATGTCTGATATAATTACTTGCAGCAAGTGTGGCGGCTCCGGTAAATTCATTTACAAATCCGGTGTGACCGGGCATTGCTACCAGTGCAACGGCAAAGGTGCTGTGAAGCGCATTGCTCACAAATCCTTTGCAATATCCATTATGAACAATGATGGGGTCCGCATTGACTGGCTGCATATAAGCGCCAGAAGTCAAAATGAAGCCATCAGAAAAGCCCGTGTTACTGCTGCCCGTGGCTGCTATAAAGACCAGCTGGACACAATCACTGCAACTGAAAGTGGGATTGAGTACACATATAAAACAATATAACGCCGTATTTGCCCCGTAAACGCAAAAAGACCGCAAGTGGTGTATTTCTCCACTTACGGTCTTTTCTTCTCATTCTGGCTTATTCTGCAAAGCGTCAGCGGCATTATTTAAAGTCTGCCAGCGTGTTTCCCTCTTCGTCAACAATCTTCGTGACTTCTGCTGCCATCTTCTCTGCTTCTTCCTTTGTCACGCTCCCGGTAATGTTCCCGGCTGCGTCATAAAGGTTCACTGTGCCGTCTGCGTTGGTTTCTGTTGCACCCTCCGGCACATTGTCTGTGGCAATAGCCACTTTCTCTGTTGTTGTCACTGGTGCCGTTGTGTTAATCACTACCGTTGCAGCTGGTGTGGCTGTGAGTGCTTCCAGCGGTTCTGCGGTGTTGCTTTCTTTCTCTCCGGCTTTCATGGCATTGTATGCCGCCTGCGCAATAGCTTTCAGCTGGTCTTCTGTGACATTCAGCCCGGCTTCATCAGCAATCTTCTTCAACTGCTCCACAACTGCTGCCATCTTCTCTTCCCCGGTCTTATCCTTTTTGAACTCTTTTGCCCATTCCACAAACTTTGCTGCCCACTCTGACAATTCGCCCAGCTTGTCTGTTACAGTCTTTGGAATGTTTGGGCAAACGTACTTTCCAATCAAGAACGCCCCCAGTGTTACGGCAAAATATACGGCTGCATAAATTACATTATCCATTGTTTTTTCCTCCTGTTGATTATGCAGGCAGCTTCAATGTCTGCCCAGCGTAAATGGTGTTACTTGTAAGACCGTTCATGGTCTTAATTTCATTGTATCTGGAACCGTCGCCCAGCTGCTTTGCTGCGATTGCCCAAAGGCTGTCACCGCTCTTTACGGTGTATGTACGCACGCCGCTTCCCGGAATTTTGATTTTCTGCCCAACACTAATGACGTTAGGGTTTGCAATTCCGTTGTAGCTTGCTAACTTCTGGTATGTGGTGCCATACTTTGCAGCAATGCCAGAAAGTGTGTCACCTCTCTGCACGGTGTATACCTGTTCCCCGGCTGTTCCCTGTGCAGGCTGTGCGGGTGCCGCAGGCTTTGCAGGTTCGCTGGTTGCTTTCTTTGAGAAGTCCGGCACGCCATAACCTCTGATATAACGCCCGTTGACTTCCAGTGTTCTTCTTCCAACGGCATTGGACTTGTTGCCCTCAACAACTGTGATAGTGCTACCGTTGCAGCTTTCCACAACGCCCACATGGTCTGAACTGCCTGTGCAGTCACCAGCGCCGTTGTCGTCCCAGTCATAATAGATATAGTCGCCCGGTTCCGGCACCTTTGCGTCATTCTCGCACCAACGCCCCATCTGCTGCCACAACTTAATCTGACGGTCACAACTGCACTCCGTAGGGATAATGTCTGTGTAGCCTGCTTCAATGGCAATCTTTGAACCAAAGGTTGCACACCATGCGTCATGGTATGTCACTTTGTACCCCTGTGCTAACGGCTTGTGGTTGTTGTAGGCGTCAATGATTGCGTGGTGTGCTGCTGTACCCTCTTTCACTCCCACATACGCTGCCGCCCTTGCTGCAAATTTCTTTCTTACTTCTGATACATTCATATTGCTTGTACCTCCATTCTTTTTATTGCTAACGGCTCCGGCTGCGTACTGGTCATAGTATTTCTGCCCATATCCTGCACGCTTTGTCTTCACCGTGTCGCTCTGGTCTGCCGGGCGCTCAAACTGTGTCAGCACTGCATTTGAAGCAGCAATGACGGTCTGTGCGCTCTTTAATACTGACAGTGTGGCTTTGTAGCCCTCTGTCAATTCTTTCATAAGGAACCCCAGCTGTGTTTCAAGGTCGCCAATAGACTTCCCGGCGGTTTTTGCATATTCCAGCAAAGCGGCTTTTCTGGTGTGGTATGTCCACTGCGCCAGCCCATAGCCTGCGCCGTCCCTTGCAAAGTTTCCATAGCTGCCGTTGTCCACGGCTGCTGTGTAGCTTGCGTCAGTGTGTCCCAGCTTCTTTTCATAGCTGTTCTGCAAGTTCTGCGGGTTCAGCCCGCTTTCTGCATATAAGTTCCCCATCAATCCGGCTGCCCCACAACTGGACAGCCCTTTTGATTTCAGAAAATTCCAAATCTTTTCTGGTGTTGTTTTTCCTATTAGTCCCATGTCTTATACCTCCCCGGCGCTACTGCGTCATACTTGAAAAGTCAGACAGCGCGCCGGACAACTCCGGGTATGCAGCTTTGATTTTCAGCAGGTTTTCTGCCTTTGCTTTCCAGCAATAGAACGCTACTGCGGCAGCAGTTACCCCGCCAACGAACGTCAAAAGGACTGATAACTGGTAAAAATCCTTTGTGACCACTACCCACACGCCCACGGCAAATGCTATGTAGTAAGTTGCCAGAATTGAAAAGATAATGATTTTTGTTGCGCTGGTCTTTCGCTCCGGGTGTTCCTGCAACTCTTCTTTTCTCTTCTTCCTGCGCTGTCTGAAATACTGCAAATTCCATAAAAAAAGCACTGCTAATGCCAGTGCAAATCCAATGATAAAAAATATTAAACTTTTCATATTGCTGTTTTGTACCTCCTATGGTTCTTTCGGCTTTGACAAAGCAAAATCATTTGTGCGCATACACTCTTTGTATATTTCCAGTATGTATTCATGCGCAACATCAACTTGCCCATTAGTCAACTTGCGGTCTTTGATGTACTTGTCATACTTTGCCAGTATGTCAATGATATGGTCGAACTCTTCTTTTGTATGGCGTCTGTGATTTATGCAACTGCTCTGAAATTCCAGAATTTCCATACGCCAGCTGTCAACCTTGTGGTCTGTAAAGTCTTTTTGCAGCTGGTCCAGTTGTTCTTTCATGTCGTGGTTCATAAGATTTCCCAGCTGTTTAATCAACCAACGCACGGGCTGTACTTTAATTCCCGGCGTTATGTCAATAACAATCCCAATTCCCGCAAGCCATACAATAGCTTTCTGTACCATTTCCCAGACGTCCGCTGGGTTAAGCGTCTGTATTGCTTCCACTGTCCGTCACCTCCTTTTCTTCTGGCTGCTTGATATAATCATCAGTGCTGCCGTAATATCCGCAGAATAGACCGCATTTGCTGGCTGTCTTCTTCTCCGGTTCTGGATATGGCTTGCCCATTTCCTGCAAGTACAGTTCGTTTAGACTCTGGCGCATACCGTAGCTGTTGAAATGCTGTAATATGCCCCGATATGAAGCAACGGACCTATCCAGTGTATCTTTGTCAATCTCTCCTGCGTGATATGCTGCAAACATATATTTCAATCTACGTTTCAGCTTCTTTGCCGTCTTCTTACGCAATTTTATGTGTGTTGACCAAATGCGGAAGCCTACAAACTCAATGCCCATGCTGGTTGGTCTTATGCAAGTTTTCTTGTTAAGCTGCAAATGCAGCTTGCTTCCCAGAAAGTCCGCAATTTTGTTCTTTATCTTTTCCAGATACTTTTTGTCTGGGTGTAAAATAATAATGTCGTCCATATAGCGTATGTAATAATGCAGGTGCAGTTTGTGTTTGCAGAACTGGTCAAGTTCATTTAAGTACAAATTTGCAAACATTTGTGAAGTCAGATTGCCAATAGGCAGCCCAACTTCTCCCAGCAATTCATCAAACGCCACGTCGCCAATGTCGGCACCCAGCGGCAGACCAAAGTTTGTGTCTTCGCAGTTTATTATTACTGACAAGACGTGCAACAAATCTTCATCAGCAATCTTCTTCCGCAAAATACCCATCAATACTTCATGGTCTATCCGGTAAAAATACTTTGCAATATCCAGTTTTAAATAATAGAAACGCTGCGGCTTCCGGTCAGTCTGCTTCAACCAATCATGCAGGCGGTTGACTGCTTTGTGTGTTCCCCTGCCTACTCTGCAAGCGTAGCTGTCAGAAATGAACTGCTTTTCAAAATATGGGTTCAGCTGGCTATATATAGCGTGCTGCGCCACCCGGTCTTTGAAAGTGAGTGACATAATCATGCGCTTTTTCGGCTCATAAACATAAAATATGTTGTAGCGCCCCACGGTGTAGGTCTGCCAGATAAATTCATTCTGTAATTCAATCAAGTTTTCTTCCAGCTTATCCGTGTACGCCATCACATCTGGTCTGTACCTCTTGCACTTTATCCCGGCTTTGTACGCATTGAAAAGATTTTCAAAGTCGTAAATCATAGGGAAAATGTTTTTGATTTTGTGCAATTCCCTTTTCCCTCCTGTTGTTAAAATTTCGCCGTACAAATCAAACTGCGGTTCTTCCGCAGCCCAAACGTGATATATACATTCAGTGCCAGTGTTTCCGGCTCTGACTTTCAGCCTGTGGCTTACTAACTATCTTTACGGCAATTCAATATTTTTCCTACGGCTCCCGGCTGGCAGCCTTTGGAATGGAAATAAACCCCTTTAACCCAAATGCACTGGACGTGTCCACTTGTGGGCACGACTACGGGCAAATATGGGGTGAAGCGGAACGGAACGAAACGTTGTTGTTGACGTTAGAACGGGGGTTGTTCAAGTTCAGCGCACCAGCACCACCGTTGGAAGTGTTGTTGAAACTCGAACCCCGGATAGGCACGGCAAGTCCTCTATTAACGGCTTATTCCCATAATATAAAAAGCAGGTGTTACCCTGCTATTTACCATCTTTCTTCTTTGTGGTTTCACTGCCGTTTATTGAGTTGAAATAACCGCCTATCATGCGTCCTATTTCATTTATTTTTCTTGACATTATTTCATACTTTTTCATTGGCAAACATGGTTTCTTGCTTCTTGTATATTCTGGGTCAGCTGCAAGCCTTACCAAATGTCTTAATGTATCAACTTCGTTGTCAAGTTCTCCCAGCGTCGTTTTCTTGTAATGTTTGTTTTCAAGCGCCACAACCAGACGCAGGACATCAAGCATTGAACTGTCAATTTTCTTTGCAAGTTCTCTTTTCGCTCTCGGAAATTCTTCAAGCTGTGGTCCTGCATATAATAACAATTCATATACTTTATTTTTCATTTTGAAGTCTTCCTGCGTCGCATTGTCCTGCACATTGTCCAGCTGTGGCATTTGCTCTGCTGTGTTTTCCGGCATTTTTATTCCACCTTTGTTGTATTTTCAAAATAGGGGCTTACTGCCGTAAGCCCCACAGTATAACAGTTCCCAGTTTCCAGTTATTCCACAAAAGCGGAACGGAACGAAACGTTGTAGTCGACGAAAGAACGGGGGTTGCGCAAGTGCAGCGCACCAGCACCACCGCCGGAAGTGTCGTGGAAACACGAACCCCGGAAAGGCA